GTCAAAAGTTTGCCAAAATGGCAAAAAAACTATGACAAAAATGTCATATGTGTGTGTTAAACCCACAAAAGCACACATAAACACGCAAGAATCGTGCCAAATGCTAATTATAAAGTTGTTATTTATCATATAGTTAGAGCATAGGGCATCCCCCACGCCCTGTAACAAAACGTTACAAAATAAAAAACCCAATGAAATCAGGTATGTGGCAAATGTGGCAACAAAAAAAATCCCTTTGCCACACTTTTTATCTATTAATTTTATATACTTAAATACTAAATTAACCCATGTGGCAATGTGGCAAAAAAAAACCCTATACTCTGCGAAAAATCACCGGCCCCAATATCACCACTGCCTTTACTGCCCTTATCCCCTAATTATATATATGGTGTTTCCGAAACTTGCCACAATTCACAATTTTGCCCTGTAACCCCTGGATTATAAAGGCGGATTCGGTGTGGCAAAGCCTTGCCACAACTTGCCACACGTTGCCACAATGGCAGATCCTTTGCCACATCTTATTTTTTGTCTTTTATGTTCTTTTTTGTTGCACATGATTAAACCGGCTGCTACATAATAAGAGAACCGAACAAAAACGGAGATCATTTATGCACGCCTTTGAAAAAGCAAAACTCGGAATCGCGCCTTTTACGGCAACACAATACCAAGAATTGGCACACGAATTTAAAACGCCCCAGGGGGTTCATTTCAGGGCCGCTGGTATTTGCGACTACTGCGGTACCACGATCCGCCATGCGTATTGGATTCGGGCCGCGTGCGGTGAAAGGTTTAAGGTGGGATCTTCGTGTGTGGCAAAGGTGGATTTGGCGCTCGCCAGTGAAATGAAAGCAATGCGTTTGGCAGCCCAGCAAGAAAAGCGCACGGCTGCATATAAGGCCAAACAAGAGCAATTCGCAGCCATGGTGGCGGAGTTTGAAAAATACGCTCAAAATCGAGCAGAGGAGTTTTTGGGGCGTATTGAACGGGATGGATCTTTCATCACCAATTTCGATGCGCTGCAACGTTTTGCAGCCATTTGTGAAGAGGATTTTATGATGACAAACGCTGAAAATAGGGAATATGCCCAACACGCATGGCAGATCAAGCGTCAAATTATCAACCTGGCAAAAAAGCATGCGCAAGATTTGGACACCGCCGAAATCGAAGCGGCTAAAAAACGCCACAAAAGCCATGTGGGCACCGTGGGTGAAAAAATCGAAGTGCAGGCCCGCCATATCGGTTCATTCTCATATGACACCCAATGGGGCACTTCATGGGTGCGGAAATTTGAGGATACCAACGGCAATTTGCTGGTTTGGTTTACGGGCGCAAGCCCAAAGTGGTTCACTAAGGATTTTAACGGCGTTTTGAAGGCCACCGTAAAAGAGCACGGTCACCGCAATGGGGAAGCTCAAACCATTATCACCCGCCCAAAGGGCATAGCAGCATAACAAAGGTAGAAGTGTCAGATAATTGATCTAACGTCGTTTTATATTTAACACTAAGCAAAAAAGGAAACGCCATGAAAAACGAAAACGAAAACGAAGAATTGCGAAACGCGCTGCGCACGGCCCTGGTTTTATGGGAATTGGGCGGCCAAAATTTACTTGAAAAAATCATTAACAAGCCCAGCACCACCGGTGCCAACGTAAAAAACGCCATTAACGAGCGGCAAAAATCATGAAAAAATTACTAACAGACATAAAAAACGCCTTTGCTGCGGTCGCAGCAGATATAAAAAACGCCTTTGGGGCGCTCTTGAAAGGACATAAAAAATGAAAAACAGCAAAATAATAAAAGCGCTTTGTGGCGTAACGTCAAAAAACCGTGGTTTCGCCCTGGAAAACATAATGGCAGAACACGACGGCCACCGGCACACAATGGCGGCAACAAATGGCACACTGCTTTTAATGGCCGAATTCTCCAATCCCAATCCGTCCATTGCCGGCAAGGGATTCATCGACGAAGAAACCGGCAAGTTTCATCCAAGCGAACACGAGCACCCAAATTGGCGCAACGTTTTGCCTAGTGACGATTCGCCCCCTGATTTTACTGTTAGTTTAGACGCCTTAGAGAAAATGGTGAAAGCGCTAAAACAGTCAATGGGGGCGCGAAAACGTGGGGATATGGTAGGCGTTGAATTCAGGACCGATCACCCCACGGCTCCAGTGACAGTTAAGATCTGCCCTAAAGACGTGGCAAAGGCACATGACGGATCCGACGCCATCGCCGTAAAAATCCAAGGGGCGATTATGCCCTTAAAACCGGAAATGAGGGCCGACTAGGCCCCCTCTTTTAAAAGTTTTTCAGAAAGGGAGAAAAACAAATGAAAATTATAGTAAAAAAGCATCAAATAATTGGCACACAGCAATGGATTTTCACTGCATGGGAACCCATGACAACAGAGCATAGCACGATCACACACATCGACGGCATGGCCCATGGGCGAGTCGGATCAAAGAGTCCCGAATTGTGTACAGCGGAGTACCCCTATTGCACCGAAAAACGCATGGACGCCCTAGTTGAACTTTTTAAGGCTGAGTGGGGCAGAGCTTATAAGGAAATTTACAAACAAGTGCCCGAATTAAGAGAGCAGCCGATAGTTGAAAATCGCGGGCAAATTGAGGTGTGGGCATGAATCACTTTATTGGGCGCATTGATCCAGTTTCGCAAAACGTCGCAGGGCGAGTGGTGGGCACTTATCAGAATTCTCAATTTCAAACCTTAATGCTGGTAACCATAAGCACATCAAACGGTTGGGCGGACGTGACGCAGGGGTCAACCGTGCTTGTCATGCGTGATCATTGCGTTTTTGTTGAAGAGCACGGCGCACACGAAGATGAAATTGGCGAATTTGTTTTTGTGCCGATAAAGGCAGTTTTGGGCACACGAAAAACCGATATATAAGGAAAAAATTATGAGCAACAATTTCTTAAAAGAACAGTCCAAATTCATCACGAATGCAATTATTGACTCGCAAATCGAGGCAATAAAAAACAGCAACAAACCCGAAGAGGAAAAGGCTTTGGCTATCGCAAGATGCGAAAAGGCCCGCGCCCAATCTTTTTTGGATATCGAAAACAGCAAAAGGGAGTAAAAAATGGGGTTTTTTTCATGGGTAACTAGCGATACGGCGCGGAGCATTTCAAACACTTATTCATCGGAAGGTGCTTTTGATGTGTATATGATTTTACCGAATTTGACCGAAGAAGGCGCGGCAAGGGCCGCCGGCTACGGTTATGAGGGGGATCCGATCACAAGAGTGCGGCACACCCCTGCGTTGATTGGTAAAGATCCAGGCGGCATAGGCGAATCAGGGTGCCTGGGGACGCTGGAAAAGGCTTACGACGGCTATGGTATTTTTGGGGGCGTATGCTTTTATGCTGCGCTGTTTGAGCTTAACAGATCAAAATACAGCAAAAGCGATCTTGAAAAAATCAAAACATACGATGATCGCAGGAATGAAGGCATAAAAATTGAGACCAGGGCGATCCAGCAAACGGGTTTTGAGGCAATGAAATCTGAGGGCTGGGTGTTCCCGATCCTTATCGAAAACAAATCTACCATTAAAGATCTAGGTATTGGGCAGATCAAATGGCAAGATTTGGATTTTTGCCACCACTGCCCACACCAAGGATATTTTTATTAAAAGAGGGAAACAATGAACAAACTTAAAGCAAAAACCGAAGTGCTGCAACGTCTTTTGGGTGTGGCCGGCATCGATGTAAGCACAAAAGTAATTGGCTCAACCGTAAGCATTCAACTATTAATTGGTGACGATCAATTGACACTCCGTGGGCGGATCCCGTTTGGCCACGATCATAAGGGCGCAGCATATAAAGAAATGGTAAGAGGAGCGAAAACCTACGTCCACTTAGTGAAACCAGCAATCCAAACCGCTACCCTATCGCAACTTGCCGGCCCATTCAAAAAGGGAGACTACTGGGAAGGGGTTGTGACAGATGCGCTGGCAACAATAAAAGAAGACGTATTGGGCACCCCCCCTTTTTAAAAGTTTTTTTTACCTTTTTGTCTTTACATGTTTGACTCAACACGCAAGCATGTATTCATCAAACCAAAGGAGCCCATTATGCTTATAGAGATCTTAAAAAAAATCGACGCAGAAGAAGTTTTTGGGCCGTTCTTTGAGTTTTACGAAGGCTTACCAGAAAGGGAGAAAAACGGCGACCTTAAAAAAGGCTTTGATTCAGTTCAAGAACTTTTTTGGATCTGCAAAATGAATGACGAAGGGTTGTTTGATGAAGTTGTTTTATTTGGAGATGACGATGGGTCTGAGACTGTTGACTTCCGTGCCGGCATCGCCAAAAAAGAATTGGGTATTGATAAACAATTCGCGTATGACGCTCTTGAAAGATACATGGTGATAACTTGAAAAATCCTGATTTTATGGTTTCGGCTTCGCCTTACGATGACCGAGATTTGCTTTTCGACCAAGCCGTGGCAACAAGGCCCCCCCTTCCTGAAAGGTTTTCTCTCAGAGAGGATATGTTTGGGGTTCGCAATCAAGGGCCGCAGGGGTCATGCGTGGCCCAGTCTCTTGCTGCGATGCAAGAAAGAAACAACCTTAAACACCTGCTGGACAAGGGATATTTAAGCCCACAATACATTTACGACTGCCGCCCAAAAAATCGATCTGGGCGCGGCATGAATGTGCGCAATGCCCTGAAATTTTTGCGTGTGCATGGCGCACCGCTGGAAAAATCGTACCCCTACCGGCAAGGAAAAGACACCCCACCCCTTGGGCTAAAAAAAATGACGCCAGAGCTGAAAGAGGAAGCCGAATTTTATCGCATCCAAGGCTTCGCAAAATGCACTACGGTTCAAGATACTAAACGCGCAATTTACCTTAATGGCCCGTGCATTATCGTGGTGCCAGTTTACGCAAAACCATGGGAGGGATCGGCCTCGGTAGATCATCAAAAATATATTATCCCATCGCGCATGTGGCTCAAGGAACCGAATTATAAAAAAATGGGGGGACACGCCATGGCTATCGTAGGGTGGGATCTTCACGGTTTCGACATTAGGAATTCCTGGGGGTACAACTGGGGGTCGCGTGGGCATTGCACGTTCCCATATGGGGACTGGGGCCGGCAATACGAGGTTTGGAGCGCCATTGATTATGAGCCCGAGGTGTGCGCCAAGCCCGATACGGTAGTGCAAAAAATTAAAAAATGCCTGGACAAAACAAGATGGGGTTAGAGTTTGCAGAATGGACCGGCCTTCGATGGCGCACGCCAGATATGGATACAGTTGAGGTTGATGATCTGGGCTGGATTATCGTGCGCGGATGCGTGGGCATACCAGATTTTGCTTTTGAGCCTTGCGATGACGAAGAATTGGTGGCACATCTTCGGAATTGGCGCAACACCTCTGGCTTGGGCGTGCGCAGCGTCACTTATGGCCTGTTTACCCATAAAGATGGTTTTTGCGTGTCCCCCCTTTATGAAAAATTTTCAATCGCAGACCTTAGAAAATACGATGACGTAAAAACCGATGAAGATCTTTTTAACGCTATATGCGCATCCGAGGCCGCAGAGGCATTGGGACTGGTGGCGATTATATGAAAAAGATTAACCGGCCAGAGACCCAAGACCGCGCTAAAGAATTCCAGCAGTGGCACCGCACCCTCGGTCGCCGTTTGCTGGCGTCTGACGTTGACCTGGTGGAATGGCGATTGATTGATGGGGAGTTGGTTCCGGTAGGGGTGCTGGAAATCACCCTGGCGGACTGGCCGCCGACAAAGCCCTACCTGGATGCCATCATCCACCGATACGAAAAAAAAGACGTACAAGGCCGCACAGCGCGTCATGTGGCCGACGCCCTGGGGTGTAAAGCATGGATCGTTTGTTACACGCAGGGTTGCCAAAAATTCTGGGTATGGAACCTCACAGAATCGAAAGGGTGGTTCAATTTTAACGCTAAACAGATGGAGCTTTTTTTGGAGGGTCTTGAGCGCGGCATCAGGCCCCCCTTTTTAAAAGTTTCTTAAAAAAAGGGGCAGAGAATGTTTGCAGTTTACGACACGCGAGACATGAACGTTTGGGGGGCGGCACCGACCGTTGAGGGTGCATGGAGCAGGGCCAAGGAAGAGGTTTCGGCCTATATTGCTTTTTTAAAACACCATAACCAGGAGCCAGACCTGTCCATGGATGACCTTATGCTTCATTTTCTATGCGCCAAATGCACACTTGAAACATGGCAAGAGCACGTTACGCAGGATTTCCCACCGGCCCAAAAAGCAAAGATTTCTGATGGCGTCTTGGAGACACAATGAGAAAAAATGATGTAATGAATTTGATTGATCGAGTTGAGCGCTACCCTGGTTTTGCGTGCGAAGACAAGAACGTGCAAATGGCGTTTGCAAACTTCCAAGAAATTATGGCCGGTGCGATTCGCAAATTGCTGGCAAAGGCTGAGTCTCAACACGACGAGCGCATGCGTGACATATACATCCAGGAAATCCGATACATGATTGAAAACATAAAACATTGGGCAAATTTTATAGATTAGTTTATTGTCTTTATTGATCAAATGTGCAAAGAGTGCGAAATGACCTTAACAGCATGGCAAAACATAAAAACAGACAAGGGCTGCGCAGCGGCATCAATCATGGGCTGTCAGTACAGAATTTATGAGACAACACCCAACAATTTTTGGGTCTACCGAAATGGCGGTCATGGGTGGAGCTACCTGTGCTCCCATCACTCAATGGCGTTGGCTAAATCTTTTGCGGAAAGGCATGCGTTGTCATGATGATGAAACTTATAAAGGCGACCGTGGCGAGAATGAGGCTCCCGCACAACAAGGGAGATCTCTATGGCTATGGATGGATCGGATATAAAAAAGCCTTAGAGACTTATTCCCCAGAAAACAGCAACATAAGCTTTGAGAACTACGCCAAATGGAAAATTAAATACGCCATTATAGATGGTATCCGTCGAGAGGACCCGAGAAAAGATCGTATAGTGCGAAAGGCCAAAAAAATGGTGGGCCAGCGCAAAGATCTCTGTCTTGATGATGCCATACGGCAAATCGATCCCATGGCCAATAGTCTTTGCGTCGAGCAAATTGAAATCCCATCAAGAGAGCGAGGTTTTGATATTGTGGACACAAGGATGTTGTTAGCATTTGGGTTTTCAGGGCTTAACACCAGGGAAATCTCTATAATATGGATGAATTTTTACAGGGGTGACACCCTTAAAAAAATAGGTGAAAACATGAATCTTACAGAGTCAGGAGTTTCACTAATACGAAAAGAAGCACTAGACAAAATGAAACGAGCAATGACCTACGATGAGGTCTAAAAGGGGTTTGTTATGGAGTGGTATTTTTATTTTTCGGCGGTAATGTTTGTTGTTGCGCTGGTTGTGCAGGCGGCCCACTCGCGAGAGGTCGAGCGCATCGAAAAAATAAAGAAAAAATTCGCAGAAGACATAGGGCGCAGGCGTGTTGTCCCGTACAAAGACGCCGTGGTGGAGGTGTTTCCAGACGGGAATTTTATTGTAAACGGTCGGAATGACGCCCACTGTCAGGTCATTCACGATGAGGTCATGGAGTCATTCAGGAAAAATTATGGCAACTTTGGTAGATAGAAACACGCCGCTGTGCCGTGGTGAGAATTGCAACCTTCGGGATGACTGTTATCGATACAGGGCCGAGCCTCGGCATCTTCAGGAATACTTAACCCCATCGCCAGTAAAAGACGGTAATTGTGATTATTTTATACGCAACAAGGATGCGGTAATGACGAATTGGGATGACACGCTTTTTCTTCGCAGGGGTGATTTCAATGATTAATATGACCGACCCCTACGAGCTTCGCATTCCCCAATTCAATCTCGAAGTGAAAGAGGTGCGCATGAGAAAAGGAAAAAGAACCATGCTGCTGCGCCCCCTGAGAACAGAGATAAGGTGGCACAGGGGCGAGCTTAAACTCATGACGCTATATGAAACTTTTAATTTTGCCCAGGGTGAAGTGGGGTACTGGGCCGGATGGATTCCAAATGAGTAGCATGATTGAAAACGTTATGGAGTTTGTCGAGCGATATGGAGATTTTCCGGTAGAGGTCGTAAGCAAGGCGCTGAGGGCTAACGTGGATTTTGAAGACGGAAACATTATCATCAAATCCTTCAGAATCCCCAAGCGCGTGACCGGCACGAAGCTTAAACAGGAGTCATGGTGGTGGCGGTGTAAAGCATATTCACCAGATATTTTTCAAGACGAAAAAAGCGAGACATATGGCGCTTCAATATTTTTTTGGCGTGAAAAAGACCGCATATTAAAGACAGAAAAGTTTGCCAAGAAATATGTTGAGGAGGACAAGCTTATCACATACCGAGAGCTTTGTGCGGCATATCAGCACCCCTCCATTCTGAAGACCTCTTTCGGTGTCAACCTCAAGGTGGCGCTATCACCCCAGCAGCATGTTTTAATGATGTGGGTTTACGGCAAGTAATATGAACGCAGAGATTTTTTGCTACATGAACCCATCAGCACCGGCAGCGGAGGACCGGTATCCGGTCCCGTTCTTTCAGTCCGCCAAGAGCGCTGCCCTGGTTTCATTTTCGGTTGATGACAAAAATCGCTATGCTTTTGTTTTTGAAGTAGTTGATGCACACAAAGAAAATTTTGCAGATCGAGGCGTGTTGCTAAAGATACCTGGCAACCAATTCGTTTTGCATTCAAATGAACTGGGCGTTTTTAATGTCCGGTGGCGCTCTGTTGACATATCCCAGGATGACCCTGGGATCGTTACCGAGTGGCTTTTTCAAGGGGAGAGGATAGATGTTATTTTTAACTGATTCATTCAGGATGGACATGCTACCAAGACAGGAAACACAGGTCCAGGTAGTCCCAATCCATCCATCAAACGTAAGAGACATAATTTCGAGGCACAGCAGTTTTATGTGCTGCTTCAGAAAAGAGCCCATCGCCAAAAGATTCGTAGAGGAAACCGGATTTGACGCTGTTATCAACGGCGGTCGCATAAATATATCCTCTGGCGACAAGCTTATTAACGTAAGCGTAAACGATGAGGGTGAGCTGGTTTTATGGTGGATAAACCCCCTTTATTTTGAGGAGTGTTAAAATGTCAAAAGATAAAAAGATTAAGTTTTTAAGAGAAATCGAAAAAAACGGCCTAACAGCCTCAGATATCACAGCAGAGTATTCCTTTCTGAGCAAGCGGCAAGTGATCAATGCCATCAAGACTGGAAGGCTCCGTGCCATCAGGCTTGGGAGTGGGCGCGGTGCGGCACCATACATGACAACAAGGCGAGAGGTTGAAAAATGGATAGACCAGAATTTCGAGATGAATACCTGAACATGGTTTTCTTTTTTACAAGGGAAACATGCGATGACTTAAAAATACCTTTTAGTGGGGAGGCTGAGATTGTGTACAAAATTGGCGTTTCAGAGCTTCTTGAAAAGATTAAAAGGTCTTGCGCATCAGATCTTCTGGAGCCCTTTAAGGGGTGCATTGTTACGATTGCTCGTTTTTCTCATTTATCGGCAGGCGGGTATCAAATTGTCGGATTTTATGATCCGGCGTCCCAAACATTCACCTAGAGGAGCCACTGTGATAACAAGAGAGAGGGGGAGGTTTGCAGAGGCCGATTTGAAACCTAAAAAAATATCCAACGGTGTTGACAGATGCTTTACATGCAGTCTTTTTGGGGGTGAGCCCGAGATAAATTGCGAAAAATGCGGCATAAAGCTTAAGTGCGAGCACTGCGGAATGGCAGACGTAAAAATACACTCCTGCACACAGGGGCCGGAGGAGGCGCAATGACCGCGAGAAACAGCCTTGCAGCAAAACTCTTAAAAATTGCAAACGAATCACTGGAGAACAGCGAGAGAGATTTCGCCATAGTGAAAATTTTTTCAACCTACAACATTCAAATGAAAAGAAATCACAAGAAAGATCCAGAAACCAGCGCGAGAAAAGAGGCTTCGCAGAGAATGAGCCTGGCAATGGGCGAGAAAGTGCTTTGCGCAGAAGAAATTCTTGATGTCTTGCATCCGTTTCGAGTGCAGGAGATAAAAAAGAAATACACACCCAGGCCCCATCGATCACCAAGAAGAAAATGCATGACGGCAGCAGTTGTTTGCCTGGCGGGATATAAGGAATCAAAATCAATAAGCTATGGGCAGGTTGGGGGCGGACCACCGTCAAAAGCTGGATCTAAGAAAATATGCCCCAAGTGCAATTCGATGGGTTTGCACCTCGCGGTAGGGTATAAAGAAAGATACTACAGTTGTGTATACTGTGGGTTTCATAAGGATCTTGAAACAAAAACTTTAAACTACTGAGGCGCACATGACCCATCACGAAATTCAAGCCAGGCTTGAAAGCATTGAAGAAAAAGCGAAAAAAGCCTGCGAAGAGGCTGCAATATGCAAAGAAGCCATCAAAAAAATAATGAGTCAAAACGCCCAATACAAAGAAAAGCTCATAGAGTGCGGCTATCTAGTTTAGGAACTTTATAAATGCAGCAGCACCCATCGCAATCGCCTCAGCCTCATCATGGGCAGCGCCACCCCTCGGTCCCTCAATCTTCCTCCCGACGTGTGCTTCGGCCCACTTTAAAACAACCTCTTTTGCCTCATCTCTGTTCTTTGGGCGTAGGCCTAGCGTTGCACGCCATTGTGTGGGCAGAGGCCGCCATACGAGGGCGTCGCGCCAGTAAGAATAGCAGTATCCCTCGATAAATCCGGCAGTCTTGCAAAGCTTTAGAATTCCGCTTATGTAGCCCGCCGATTGCATTGGCACATAGGCCCCTTCGATGACTACAATGTCCACGGTCGCCGGTTCAATATAATTGCGAACTATTTGAACTGCCTTTTCACGGTCTTCAGTGCCAGAAATTAAAACATCTTTATCTTCGCGAACGCAGAACCCTGTTTTTGCGCCAGGATCGAAGCTTGCAATAATCATGCGGCCTCGGGCTCAACCGTAATGCCCGAAAGGCGCTCCAGGGCTTTTTGATAAATTTCTTCCCTTATTTCACAGCCTATGGATTTTCTCCCCAGCATTGTAGCGGCTGCAAGCGTAGTGGCACCACCCGCAAAAGGATCGCACACAAGATCGCCAGACTTCGTGTAATCCTCTACAAGCTTCTTCATTAACCAAATAGGCTTACCCCCTACGGCAATCTTTTTACGCTCGTAGTGGCCCTTCTCCAGAACGTAGGCACCAGGTCTGCATCCCCAACGGCTGTAGGTTTTATTTCTAGGTCGAGCCACCATGATGTAATCAGCCCATGATGCTGGACCGTCACCGAGCAGTCTCGGCACCTTGCGGATGAACGGCAACGGCGCGAATGAGTATAGCCCGATCTCTCTAAATGCTTGTTCCCATACCGGCACTAAATCATGCGAAGTGATGCACGCCCACCATCCCTTGTTTCGATGCTGCCATGCGTAAACAAATTCAAAAACGTCCGCTGGGTGAAAATGCTTATACGATATAGGTCTGCGGATATCTTGGCCCGTTGCTGATTTCTGCTGTACCGCAGCAGCCACGTCGCCCTTGTGGGTTCTAGCTCCAAAGGGCGGGTCCGTAATAATAGCGTCTACTTCTTCAACGTCGGAAAGCTGTTCGCGCCAGTCCCCAAGCTTCAATGTCCAGGTCATTCTTGCTCCTTAATATTCGATAGGAATGCAGTGACCCAGTGTGGCTAAGAAAGTTAAAATACCGGCAAGCCATTTTAATGCCGTAAGACCCCCATCGATCCGGCCTTCAAATTCTTTATAGGCTGCTAGTTTTTCAAGTATTGGTTGCTGCTGCTCCTCAAGACTTTCGGCACGCAGCGTAAGGTTTTCGATTTCTCGTTCGAGCGATTCGTTTTTCTCTTCTAGCTCGTCTACTCGCTCTTTCAGGGTTTGCGCCACGGCCTACTCCTGCGGGCCGTGGCACACGCAACGGGCCGCCTAAAAGGGGATATCATTACTGCTGTTTGAGCCGCCATTGTCCTGACTTTTAGGGGATAAAAGCTGCACACTGTTGGCTAATACTTCCGTAGTGTACACAGTCTGGCCGTCTTTTTCATAGGAACGCTGACTTAAGCGTCCAATAATCCCAAGCTTTGTGCCTTTTTTGGCGTAAGCCTCTAAAATCTCAGCGGTTTTTCCAAACGCAACGATCTTGTGCCACTCGGTTGTTTTTTCTTTTTTTACGAATTCATTGGTGGCGATACTAAAATTAGCAATCTTGATCGCACCATCATGGATCTTCGGGTCTTGGCCCAAATTCCCAACAAGAACTACATTATTAACACTAGACATATTCTCTCCTTTAGTTGACATGTTCCTCTTTTTCGTTGCCCACGCCAGAAATTCGCTCCTGGGCGTCAAACAGCATCTCCCAGAAATCTGAATCCAAAGTGCGAGCATCATTAATAAAAACCATAAGCATATGCACGGCCATTTCTCTTCCATACGTTTCTTTAATTATCTCAATATGCTTTGAAATGCCGCATCCCATCGCTTCGGTGAATTCGCTTAAAAATTGAATCAATTCGCTATCGCTCGTGCATCGTGCCTGGCCGTTGTGCAGCAGCAAGTGAAAAAATGTAAGGACTTCGTGTTTTGCATTGTCATTTGGCATAAATATCTCCTTCGAGTCTTGCTATGGTTATCTTTTCTTTTCCGTAGGAGACCTCAAAAAAATCTCCCCCCTCCTGCGAATAAAGACTCACCGGAACGCGCAGATACACATAATTAGAGCCTTTTTTTTTCGTGGATTTGTAGTATCTCTTTTCATTGATCTTGGGAAGCCTTTTTGGTTTGTCGTGCAGTATTTGATTTTTCTCATACCAAACGTCCAACTTCTGCTGCTCTGCTTTTGGCGCAAATTCTGAAGTGCCGCAAAGAACAGCGTCAACAATTTTTCTTTGCTTCCCCCACGGCCAGTCAGCGATTTTATCGATAAGCCCTACGGCCCCCCTGTCTAAGAACAAGCCAACAAAATCATCTAAAAAATGATATTTACCATTGTGCTTAATTCTTTTTACCACTGCAAAGACTCTTCATTCTCGGGCCACATTGACATGCCCATGTCTCGGCGGGCGGCCTCAAACTCAGCCTTGCTGGTTTTCGTCGGCTCTTCACCGCCATATAGACTAAGCAAGTCGCATGCTTTATCGTTGAACACGACACACGTCACAACCGCCTTGGGGCCTATTCTAACAGATTTTGTTGGTGAGCCAGATCTGTTGGATTTTGTTTCACACCACCCGCGATCAACCCACTGAGATTTTATCGCCCTGGGGGCGTACCCATTCATTTTCAGTGTTTTTTCGATAACGCCGTTGTTGACGGAAATACGAATCATTTTCCCGTCTTTGGTTTCAATGCGTGCGATATAGCTCTTGTTTGGTTTGGGCGCAAAAGCTGACCCAGAGTTTCCGGCAAGAGTGCTGTCGTAATCGACCTTCCCGTCTTCCACTAGCAAAACTCGATCCATGTTTATGTCCAGATATTGCCCTAAGCAGTAAAGCGCAGACTTTTCACGATCAGAAGCGTCCGCATTGTCACGACATTTGCTCCATATTTCTGCAATGGCGCTTTCAAGCTCCGCGTCAGACACGTCCAATATGCCAGCCTCTTGAACAAGTTTTGCACACAGAGAAATGACCGCCATTGAGCTTGCAAGACGAATCAAAATGTCTTGGTTCCGAGTGGTGAATTTTTTGGCAATATCTCTATGTGCCTTTCGCCATTCGGGCCACCTTTCCTGGTTTTCGATAAGGTAAGAAACAAACAGCGGGCCTGCCCATCCGTAGTTTGCCAGGACTCGCTCCATGTTTTCAGAAATCTCAAAAGCAAAATCTTTACCACTTCGGGTAAACATCGGCCCAGATACTTGCAGCACCCTGGCCATAATGCCGCCAGCGGGCGAAAAGTCTGTAATGCTGTCCTCTCCGGTAGAGACAAGAATCGTCTTAAAGTTTTTATCCATGGCGGTGCCGGTAATGGTGCCGCGCCCCCTGCCTTGCCCGTTGGCAATCGAGTAAACGATGCTACAAAGCTCATCAAGATCTTTTGCTGCCTTTGTGTCGTCCATAAGCAGCGGCAAGTGATTGCGGCCAAACGCAGAGCGTTCAATGTTCGTTCTGGTGCTGTCCCAGGACTTTATAAATGATCCTCGCGAAGACCTGTCTGGATTGCCCCAAATAGACGCTGCAAACGTTAGCCCAGTCGTTTTGCCGGATGATGTTCTGTTGCAGAAATCTAAGACAAAATTATTCTGCTTTAAAATATCCAAAAGCGGCGCAGAAAAAGAAGCAAGCACCATCACCAGCATGTTGGGGTGTTTGACGGCCCACTGTATTGATGATTTCCACTCGGGATACTCCCCAGAGGCGTTAAGAGATGCCGCCAACTGCTGCTCGCCATCGGAAGACCCCCTGAAGGCAATACAGCGATCAGGCCAGTGCTTTGCTTGTGCTTGTGACAGGTCAACATTCCCGCCAATCCCGTTTTTATTGATGTATCTTTGCCCAAGCAAAAACCCAATCTCGTCATCAATAACTTGCCATCCCATTCTTGAGCTCGCCAGGGCGTACTTCATGTTTTGCTCGTTTTCGAGGTCAAAACATCTTAAAAAGCTTGTTATGGCGGTGGCGTTATCGGAACTGATGCTTAGCCCCTTGTCGGCATACTCCACAAGCCTTTGCCTGTTCATGAGATCTTTTTTTGGCGCGATGCAATGCCGCCAGCGTCCGCGTCGCATAAAAGAAAGCTGTGCGTACTCGGTGCTGTCATCAACATCTTCCATGACCGCGCCTATATATAAAGGCTGAGAAGTGATTTCTTTTACCTGTTTGCCATCCATGTGTCTTAGGGCGCTGTCTTCCCAAATATAGTTTTTCGGCATTTTTAATCGAGCTTGGCCGTCATACCTGAACCTGCGAAAACAATCAGACAAAAGCCTTTCCTCTTTTTGCTGCTCAAGCTCAATGCCAAACTTTTTTGCAAACTTTAGCGTGCTAACATTGCACGACTCGTGAAAGCACTTGTACGCAAAACCGGTTTCGGTGATTCTTATATAGCCCGAAACGTCCACATTGTCGCACTCAGGGCATACAAACTTGTAAATAAGGTCACCATTGCTTGTTGCGGGATTCGACTTGTTGACTATTTTGATGCCAGACTTTTTCTCTATCTCGTCAATGCTTGCACTGCTTTTATTTATTACTTTTGGCGTGTGAAACTCTTTAATATGTCGGTGCAGAAGAGCGATTTTTTCGATTAAAGGGGGGGTCACGGGCTCTGGGGCATCCGCGTAGAAAATGTTTTTACACATTCGATGAGGGCGATCTGGGGTATTGGGGCCTTTTCTGTTCATAGTGCCTGGGATTCTCACAACCCTGTTGGCATTCTTTACGCTCGTGTCTATTTTCGCGTCCCGAGTCCCTACAAAGTGAGACAAAACGCTAAGGGTGTCCCCAATGAAATCGCTAAGATCAACAGAGAAAGAGCACAAGTAGAAAATATGATATCCATTTCCAGAGTCGTTTATGCATGCGGGCTCGGGCCATCCGTGGGACTCAAGATATTCAACGACTTTATATGCTACCTCTTTTGCGGTGTCCTTTTCCTTTTGCGTGGCACAGCAATCGCCCTTTTTCCCCCTGGTGGGGTCTATGTCAATATAGATATAGTTAATCTCATCTATATCTTCCTGGCGGCAGGCAACACCACCAGATATTTTTCCGATAGATTTTTTGGACTTAGACTGCTTAGGGGTGTTGAAGGTGGCAAAATACGCCACCTTTTCGTCAAGATTTTCTATTTCTGAGATTAAAAGATCAACATTAGACAGGTTATAATAACCGCTGCCATGCGGTGCCCTACCTCTGAATGTCCTAACCTCTCTGTGTGCATTTTTTTCTCCGCATAGAAACTTAAAGAATTTTGCGATTTCCTCTTTTGCTTTTCGGTTAAGACTTTGCCCCATCGCCGCCCCTCTTTTTTCTTAAATTCCAATATTTAAAAGTTTCATTTCCGCTTAGAATACCATCCTCGTGCGGAAATTTCCCATATAAATGTTTATATTTATAACAGGAAACCCAAAAACTTCTTTTTTCTTTTTTGTCGCGATCCTCAAGCTCGAAGAACTTGAGCCTTCTCTTAATTATCTCCCCCTGCGTCAAGGGGGTTTCTGTTTGGTTTTTTCTTAGCCTTCTTAGTCTATATTCTTTTTGCTTCAGTTTGGTTTGATTTTCTTGTTTTTTAAAGCCACAACTGCACGATTTTAAATCAATGGGCACGGCAGCCATGCATCGAGGGCAAACCCATGCGCCGTTTTCGCCGTCCTTTTTGTTTTGTGGCGCGGGACGATCCGATAGGCCAGCAGACAAATCCGCAGGGGGGTCGTTTGTTGGCCATGTGTGGCGCGTCACGTTTTTTCCATAGTCGAGTATTACTGCATGTTTTTTGCCATCATTTATGCGCAGCCCGCGTCCGACCATCTGCTTGTAGAGCGCCATCGACATTGTGGGGCGAGCAAGAATCAGGGCCGACACAGCAGGACAATCAAACCCCTCTGTCAATACACCAAAATTTGAAACTACGCGGATCTCTCCCATGGCGAGCCGGCGAAGCATGCTCTCCCTGTCCTTTTTTGGGGTTTCGCCGTCTATGTGACCAGCAGGAATGCCTTTTTCATTGAAAACAGCGCACAAAGACTTGCTGTGCTGCACTGATGAGGCAAAAACAAGCGTTTGCATGCCATTGCAATACTTTTCCCAGTCCGTGGCTACGTTCTCCATCAGATCGCGATCTACGAAAATTTGCTCAAGCTCTGATTTGGCAAAATCGCCTTTCTCGATTTTTATCTTAGAAAAATTTATAACTTGTGGAACCCATACCTCGCAGGCAGACAAATACCCTTGCTCCACCAGCGAGCCGGTGGTCTCTATCGCCACCAACCCCTTGAAAAGCGTATAGTCATCAATTGATCCAAGCCCTCTGCCGTCCGACCTGTAAGGAGTGGCCGACAGCCCCATGACGGTCGCCTGGGGGTACATTTTCAGAATTTTTACATAGCTATTGGCCACGGCATGATGCGCCTCGTCAACAATGATAAGGTCTGGGGATATAGAGGCCATGTACTTTTTTCGGCGCACACAAGTCTGAACAGATCCCACCTGGACTGGTTTTTCAGGTATGCATCTTTTGTCCCCAGCCAAAATAATAGAGCAATCAAGGCCGAACCCGCTGAAGCGCTCATAGGCCTGGAATATAAGCTCGCGGCGGTGCGCCAAGAATAGTGCTGTTTTACCTTTTGTGACGGCCAAAGATATGATTTCAGCGGCAATTGTCGTCTTTCCGCCACCGGTTGGAAGCTGCAACAGCACCCTTTTATGCGTTGCGGCTGCTTCCCTGCATCTATCAACGGCCTCTTGCTGGTAAGGGCGTAAAGATTGCCTCATCTGTCATTGTTTTCTTCTTTTGGTTTGGTTTTTTTGATCGTGATGCCGAGCACGCTGTTTAAGAACTTTTCTTTTTGCGATGTGGTGCTAAATTTTTGCAAATCAGAGGGTTTCCCGCCTTTGGTCTCTATCCACCTTCTGATCTTCCATCCGAAGGTGGGGTTTTCGGGCACATAGCAATCAGGGCAATAAGAGATTTCGCCTGGTCGTGCAAAACACATATTGCCGCAGGTGGCGCAGGGGCGCACATGGTCAGCCATTCTTTAAAGCTTCCTTGATTGCTTTTGCGCCCTTAAGGTTCTTGGGATTTATTTTTACTGGCTTTTTATCTTCAACCACCTCTGGTGCCGGCGCGGCATTGGCGGCAGCTACCGGCTGGGGATCGTCTTGAACAATGCTAATATCATCTTGGATTTCTTCGGTCGTATAAATGGCGCCAGTAAAAATATCGGCACAATACCACCGAGCACCGTTGCTGATGGCGCGAGCAAAAAGCATGTTTTTAGGGTAGCGTTTCCAGTTTGCGCGACCCCCAATGCCGGCCTTAGAAGCATCGGCCATCGTAAACGAAGACACTCCTACAGCCTCCCATGCGCCATCAAGCTTTTCCTTGAACTCAAGCTCGCACTCGGTTTCAGTGTGTTTTTTAACGATAAACCGGTACTTCCCAGAAGCCTTGATGCGCGACGCAATAAGCCCTGAAGACAACGTTGGCTTCCCTTCAACGATGTGGATTCCAGCCATGCTGGCAATCGGTGGCACACCAAGCTCCATGCCTGCCTGGACCTTTACAATGGCTTTCGCCACGTCCTGGGCATCTTTAAAGTATCCTGACGCCGCAGACGCGCTGCAAAACCGTTTCAGGTCTTCAAATGAATGCAACACAATGCCACGCGCACCAACTTCTTCTTGTTTATGTAGAACCATAGCAACCCCTTTTTGTTGTTGTTCTTTTTTATTGTTTTCTGTCATTTTTCACCGTGAACCGGCGGTAACCTTTTTTTACCACCGTGTTTTGAGACAGAATTTTTTCTGCCTCGTTTTCTTTCGCGTTTAACTTTTTACACAATGCGTGAAAGGCCGCCTCAAAATCTGTTTTTCTTCCGTCTTTTATGGTCTTCCAGGAAACATACCCCCAGCTACCCTTAAGGCCGCCATCGTCACCAATCATTTGTTTTAATTTGTTCTCTGCGGCCTGAGCTATGGCCTTGCCTTCGTCCATCATGGATCTGCCGCGTGCTCGCTCCTGAACCAGCGCATATGCAGATCCGTCATCAGGCTTTAAAGATTTGCTATTTTGAGGGAATCTCTCCGCAAGATAGTCTTTATAGTCGTCGCTCCCGTCAACCGGTGGTGCAACTTTTTTTAAAACATACTCGTTCCAGAATTCATGCCCTTTTTTTGCAAGTATTTCAATGAGTTCGTCATCCCTTTTAATCGTATAGGTGTAAAAAAGCTTATCACCAAAGCCAGGCACCATCACATGCAGATCGACCTCTTTCACCTGCGGCCCGACGATGAACATTTGCCATTGAACTTGGGCAAAATACCAACTGGGGATTTCGTCCGTGTGCTCCTCGCCCCAAATCTCCCCAGCGCCTCGGCCTCCAGAAAGAAGTCCGTAGGTCTTAATTTCTAAGATTTTAACTATATCGCCCTTTTCGTTGGGGATCAGAAAGTCAGGAGTACAATGAAAATACGGCACCTCTGGGTGATAAACTTTGGTCCCTGGTTGCAGTGCGATCTTCCCATCGGGCGCGAAAAGCTCTTTGCCGCCGACATATGAATTATTACCCAGGCCATCGTAAACGTAATCGTCCACGTTGAACGCATAACCGTTCTTCATGGCGTAATCTTTGGCCACGGTGGGCTCAAGTTGCAGGCCTAAACGCGATGCCTCGTTGCCGGAAAACCCATCGGAAACGCCCATAATTTCCGACCAAACGGATATCGGCTTGGTGTAGGGATTGATCCCAGCAATCGCAGTAATTCTTGTTGCGCCAATGGATTGGCCTTTCAAATCAACCATATGTCTCTCCCTTTTTGTTGGTTGTCTATGTTCTAGTCTTTGGTGCGCTCTGCGTCAAGCTGCATTTTATTTTTCAGCGCTGTTTCTGCCCATTTTTTTATCCGCTCAAACGGGAAGTGCCGACCAGGGCATCCTTTTATACGCTGATTGTTTGCACGGCGCAAATCATCATGTCTTTTTATTCTTACGGTGTCCCCATATTTAAATAAAAGATCCCTGCACAGCACCATCGATGCATACATTTGTGCATCCGTAGCTCTTTCAATGCGAAAATCACCAATACACGCCACACCAATGCTGTGGCTGTTGAAACCGTAACAGTGAGCGCCGCGAGCGTCATAATCCAAAAATTGTGTCACTGCGCCGTTTATATCGATAACAAAGTGATAAGGGACAAAGGCACGGGCTCTGTACCGCTCTGGAATGCCGTGCAGCTTCCATTTTTTTACGGTCTCAGAAATGCGCTGGGGCCGCACCGTCACAGTGGCGACGCCTTCTGGTGTTTCTGTGAAAAATCTTTCCACGTCCGTAATGCAGCGCCCGACTCCGATGCGGTGCAACACAACATACTTGGTTGTTTGCCGCACTGGCCGCAAAGAGTTGATATTCACTCTGTACTCAGACTCTAAAACGCGCTTTTGTATTTCTTCGCCTATCGGATCGCTATCCCCCACTTTTCGAGACTCCCTTTTGGGTCTCATATGTGCCCACCGACGCCCCCAGGGCGGCGAGTGCCGAAAGCAGTGCGCTAGAGATGGACATGCCGGACATGATGGAGTCACAAAGCGCCAGGGATGCCGCTGTTGCCATCAAAATCGCGGGCCGAAGCCATTTTGGAGTTTTTTTCCAGACCTCTCCAAGTCTTTTACTCTTAAGAATTGGCACAAAGGCCCTGATGAATGCCGCTATCGCGCCGGCGGCCAAAAGCGAATGAGTTGCTGGTTCCATTTTTAATCCTATCCCCTTAATGCTTTTATATCTTCTTTCACTTCTTTGAGGTTTTTATCCACAGCGGTGATTCTGTCCACCAATCGCTCCTCGATTCCTACAAGTCGCTCTAAAACGTTTTCAACTTTTTCCAGGGATGCTTTTTCTTTTTTTATTTCTTCCACGCGAGACGTGAGCGCTTGGATTTTTGACTGGGAATGCCCCCATGCCGCGCCTATTCCAGCACCGCTTGTCAAAAGTGATATTAAAAATTTTACATCTAAATCCATTTTATTCTTTCCCCACGCAAAGCTGTGTTTTTCTGCAAAAATGATTGAATACCTCTTTTTTCAGCCTTGAAAAAAAAGGGTGATCTGGCGGCAGGTTATGCGGGCCATCCTCCAAGAAATACTGAGTAAGCTTGAATTCCATTGGATGCTTTTTGTGAACGTATCGAGCCCAGAAAACAGCCGGTGGTGCTTCGCACAAATCGCCTATCTCCTTTTCGCATGGCACATGAAAAATTTCAAAATTTACTCGCGGATCAAAGAATAAAACATCGCTAATAGTGCCTACCCATATTCCTGTGGCGGAATTATAAAGATCTATGTCGTACTTGATTTCTGGGCCTGAAAGCTCGGCATAGGAAATGTCTTCAAGCGTAACCGCCCTGACGGGTGCCCTAAAGATCGCCATGTATACGCAACACAGCATCGCACCTAAAACGAAAAGTGCGATGCTTTTAATCATCTTTTTTCTCCGTTTAAAAGGGTTACCTCAAGAAAGGTTGTGTCGGCATCGATAAGCATGGCAGTATAAACATTGTATATGTTTCCAGCCCATCCAAGCTGAACCTTTTGTCCCTTGGTCATTTCTTTTTTTATTTCAATATGGCTGGATGCTACAAAATCGTAATTGCCTCCAGATTCATTTATCCTGTGTGGCGACCCAGGAGACCCGTAGGCTATGATTGTGTTAGGCGTGGGGTCTCCAGCTTTAAGAATTGCCGTCACAGCGTTTCCGCCTTTAAGGAGATCAATATCCGAGTCGCCGTTGAACCCTGGGGTGGAGTTGGTTGTGGTTGTAGTCATTGAGACGCAGGCATTTATCTTGTAGAGGCCATCTTCAGGCGCAGTGTAAACATGCGAGCCGCCAGGGGTGAAATTGTCACCTATATCAACATCTACCGAATTTAGGGCGGCAACAGTGTAAGTTTCAAATGTTTTAGACGCTGAGCTTATGGCGCTGTAAGATGTCGCCGGTGACGCTCTCGTAAACGGCTCACATTCCGTAAGCCGAATCATGTCCAGATACACGCTTGAAGATGCGGCCACTGATCCTGGTGTGATCTCTATACGCGCAAAGGCCACGCCCGACGATGGCGCGGTAACATAAAATTGTTTTTCTTCGACAAGATCAATCACGCTAAGGGCAGTGGCAGACAGCGACGCAGTGGAAACAGCGCTAGTGTCTTTTCTCGTAAGATAATAACTAATCGTCCCGCCAACAGTGTTTGCAATGTTTGTTGTGGCGGCGCGCAATTTGATAACGTAAGGCGTATCAGTACGTATGGCAAAAAACTCAGAGGTTATCGCGCCTGCGGCATCAGTTATATCAATCAAAAAACTGCCTGTTTGACCGGCTACGGCACCGTCGCCAATGGCTTTGACGTAAACATTGCCCGCAGACCCCCATGTTCCACCGGTGGTGGTCCACCCTATGGGCTCTAAAAGGTCTCCGTTCAGCCCGCCTCCCCACTGCTCGAAGCCCTGATTGGGCACCGCCGGATCTTGGCCGCCAAAAGCCCCCAGTGCCTCCAGGGGGCGAATTTGATTCATAATGGCTGTGAGGGTGGGGCGGGTGCCGTCGCGAGCACTAAAGGGGGCCTGTGGGCCGGTGTTGCCTGTGCGCTGCATACTGATGTGACGGTTTGAGCCCGATGATGGCGTCCCGCGAAGCCCGAATGACACGTCGACAAATCCGTTTTTTATTTCTACGTTAATTGTGGATACGGCGTAGTTCTGATCTGAGTCAAAAGATTGATCATCAGCCTCGATGGATAGCATATCATTAAGCTCTACCTCGATCAGATCTTTAGCGTTAAGACTTGTGTGAGCCAGCGGCTCTTTAAGGTCGGCCAAAATACCGGAGGCCATTCTGTCGGCCTCGGCGGTGCTATCAATAAGATCGACAGGGGACTCCTGTAGCTCCATATATCGACGACCGTATTTTTCTATCGATCCACCTGGGCTGTCGTCCTGCTGGACCATTTCATTTTGAACCATCATCAGCGAAGATGGCGTCTTCACCGTGAATGGAACACGATAGGGAAGCGTTGTGCCAAACTTTGGGGCATAGTACGCAATCTTGATAACATTCCTAACGCCTGATATGTCGAGGCTTAGCTTTGATATGCCCACATAATCATCTGTCGATATAAAACTATCCGCCAGCACCTTGTCGCGGTCAGGCTCGTGCAGCGTTAGCCTGAATTGCTGTCCTGAGCCGGTAAAACCCTTGTCCCATTTGTATCGAACCATCCATGCAATTTGAGATGCCAATTTATTGATAGCAGACAGCACCAAATCGCGAGCGATGGTGCCCTCAGACAAAAACCAATTTGCTGCCACAGGCTCATAAAGCGCCGGTATTGACGATCCAAACGTGCCTCTCCAATTCTGGTCAAGGATGTGCTGAATGGCCGCTCCAAGCGCCGTATTGTCAGCAATAAAGCGCTCCGTGCTTTCTGGGTTTTCCTGCTCGATGAACGCATCCGCCACCAGTCCGCCGCTATCCCGAAAACTTATAGATATAGTGTCTTTTCCGAAATCAACCACATCGGTATAGCCCACCACTAAATCATACCAGTCCGAGTCTGTGCCTGAGAAGCTCGGCACTGCATCAGGCTCTACCCCATGCGGCATCCTGGACATTTGCAGCTTTATCATCCTCCCTATGTTTAAAAAAGTAGTGGGGTCGACATCAGTAGGAGCAGTGTATGATGTGTCAGCTTGCGTTGGATACGTTCTGTCTGCCAGGGTGCTTCCAGCGCTGGCGCGATTCAGATAACTCTCCGACATCAAGGGAGAAAGATTAACACGTCCATGCTGGCGAAAAACCTTGACTGTTGCGGTTGTCACTCGCTTGTCAACGCTGTCGTCTATGCGAACACCTTCCAGCATATCCACCGTGCTGCCGTCAGGCGACGGCACCCTGCTTAAGTCTTGCATGACTCCAAAATTATCCTCAACGAGTGCTCGTATATAGACCCTGTTGCCCGTGGCCCATCCCAGTCCGCGCCGGTAGTCTTCTTGGATGTCGGCGTCTGTCAGAGCCTCGGAGCACGCCGTGGCAGGGCCAACACGGCCTGTAAAATAATTGCTAGTTGAGCCATGCACGTTCCCATAGGTCCACCGAGCGCTAGAGCCGCCCGTGGGGTATTCATAGCCTGACCCGCTGTTATCAAAAACCTCTAAAACGCCGTCCGAGTCACGGGTCTGGCAGCCGTTGATGTAAAATTTCATACGGCACTTGCCAGCGTTATCAGGATCATCCTCCCGCACCATGGCGATGTGACACCACTGATCGACGGGTGGGGCCTGATCTGATTGGACTTCTTGGTTTGACCCGCTGCTGTATTCCCAAAACGAACGCAATGTCGCAGGCGTTCCGCTTGATGATGCCACCTTGATGGAAAGCATAACATTGGTGCCAGAGGACTCGCTAGTGGCGGAGTATGTGAAAGCATAAGCAGAATTCTTTACCTGAACACTGTCGATATAAACCCAGGCCTGCCAAGTACATTCACCAGTTAAAGATGCGTGATCCCCTGATGCTGCCGAGTCATAGGCGTAATTGGTGCCATCAAAAACACGAGCACCGGAAACTGGGCAATCGGCAAGCGGGATTGGCGACGAGCTAAGACCGAGCGCTTTCGTGCTTAAAAGATCTTTGACGCTGGCAGTAGCATCCCAGTCTTTATCGGGCGAAAAAGACCTAATGGTAGTGGCGCGAAGCTTCGGAGGCACGCCGCGAGCGTGAGTAAATATTCTCATACCTCCTCCAGTGTGAACTCAAGCACTACCAGATTGCTTTGAAAGGAACCATCAAGCGCAGCTTGGATATAGTCGGCAGCGGTCACCGTTCCAAAGACCTCGATCTGCTCTTCGGGTATACAGTCGCCCGAAAGATAAAGGTTTGGCAGGGGGCCGAACGGGTTTATGTGCGTTGCCGCCGAGCGCACGTCCTTCCACGACGCCAGCATGCTTGCGGTGGGGTGATAGGGGAGAAATTGCATATCATCCATGCTGCTGTCTGTGGCGCACACAAATTCGCCCGATGCGTTCACATAGAGCTTTGAGTCAAAGTCGGCAGTCGAGCCCTGGAGTCCGCTGTATCCGGTTCCCCATCTGTAAAATTTTTGTGTTGTTGTGCCGTTGCCGGTGGCCGCCCATCCTTGCCACTCTGGAACTGCGGAGTCATAGTAAAAAAGAGAAACACACCAGTCACCTAGGAATATGGACGGAATTGCCCATTGCATCCCCATAGTCAGACCGTTGCCTTCGAGGTATGGGCCGTTGTCTTCACCGCCGGTCGGATGCCAAACAGATGCGTAGTCGCGATTCGGCCCAAGCCCACGCGACGAATACAGTCCATCGTTAAAACTGAAAGAATGCCCGCGCCCCAGAATAAGCCCTTCGGTGGCCATGGCGTCCTCATACGTCATGGGCGTTGTTGATGCTGTTATGGTGCGCTTGCTGTATTTTTCGTCAGAGGTATAAGTGCCACCATAAGAGCGGCTCGTTCGCCCCACCATTGATTTTTGTATTTGAGCATCCTCCACAAAAACCGGCATTGTGTAATTGTTCAGCTTCAAAAATGCCACTATTTTTCCTGCAAAGTGAAAGAAAGTTTGTTGTTTGCGCCAAATGCGCCTGAAAAACTTGATGGCACAAAATCTGATTTGCCAGACGTTCCCGCGCAGGTCACGGTTTCGCCGTCAACCATATCGCCCGAAATCGCAATGTACGGCAGTGCGCTGAAGCGCTTGGTGCGGGTTGTGATGGTTTCCATTTGCGATGCGGTAAGCTTAAAGGGCAGATAAACAATTTCGTGGATTTGCTTTTCTTCGGTGGTGCCGAATAATGGCTGAGCAAGGATGCCAGATACGTAGACCTGAATGTTGTAAAAGGGGGTGGTCAGAGAGGTCGAGGACCCGTCTCTGTAGACCAGATCCGCGCCGGATATCGATTCGCCTGTGGCAGTGATAGCAAAAATGCTGTGCCCAGAAGGTGACGCACTCGAAACCCAGCAAATAGTGTAACCAGTAGATGAATTATACCCAACATCTTCGGCAGACCATAAAACCCAGCCTGCTGTAGTCATGTAATAGTCACCACCATCAAACTTGTCGGCGGTTGCGGTAAAAGTGGCGGTTCCCTTGCTCGCCCCAACGCCATCCGCCGTGGAGCAATTCTCCTGCAATGGTATGACGTGGCCCTCCCCATTTAGCAGGCCTTGGTAAGCCAGGAAACTGGAGCGATCCACCACTGGCGTGGCCAGTTTGAACGCTCTTTTACTGGTTAAGAATGAGCCATCACCAAGACCCGTAATGCTGCGCCTAGCCCGACCCACGAGGTCCACATCAAATCCCGCCGATGCGTCCTCGACGGGAATAGGGATGCCGTTGACGGTCAGAAACGCCACTAAAAGCCTCCTGTGGGTGGAAGGCCGCCAGTCTCATTCGCCTCGTTCAACTGGTCTAGCAAATCCTCGCCGTCCTCAACGAAAATATTTTCAATATTGATGGTCATGCTGCCGTCAAGACGTGAGCCGGTGAAGGGGTTTGACTGCTCGGGATTCATTGCCTCGTATCGGTATTTTTCAACCTTAAAGCCCTTTGGCACATTGAGGGCTTTTGATGCTTCTGCTTGGTTTTTTGCCGCCTCCGTTGCCTTTTGCCGCTGATTGGTTTCCTCTGCCATGGCCTTAGCAGACTCCTCTACGTCTCGACCGAATGCACCAAAATCGGTTGTTGCGCTTTGCTCCAGTGCCGCAGCCGAAGCAATAAGAGCAGCCCCTACGTCTTTTAGCCACTGCCAGTCAAACAATGTCTCGCCTAGCCACACGATGGCGTGACCAATTGCGTCCACAAAGCTTATGACTGCCTTTGCTGCATCATCGAGAGGCTCTGCTATGAATTCTGCGGCAATGTTCATAACGTATGCAAGCTTTTCAAGGCCAAGCATAATAAGCGCAATTATGGGATCAAGTTGCCAAAAGACATGTATAAGGGTGGTGATTGCGGCGACGAGCGGCATGAAAATGTCTATAATTTGAATAACAATATCCAAAAACGGATTTATAACCTGAAGCGCTAGCCCAATCATCCCTCCCACGATTGCGATGAGGGGAAGAATGACGGCAAAAACATCGAAAACTAATTTAAAAACATGCCCAAGCGTACCTGCAATGCCTTCAAGAACAGGGGTAAGCATGTTGACGACGGCAGCAAGAAGACCTCCCAAGTTCGACGCAAGAAAAAACACTATTTCGGCAAGGGGCTGGAACGCATCCATGGCAACCTTTAATTGGTCCATAAACTCCCAATTGATAAGTTCGCCCATATTCAATTCGACAAACTCGCCGTCCGCGTTAAGGACATCGGTCTGAACCGTCATATTGGAGATCATCATGTCGGAAAATGCACCAATCGCCGAGCCTATTTTTTGCCCCATTTCGGGAGGGGCACCGGCAGCCACGGCAACGCCCGCTCCTACGCCGCCCCCAATGGTGGACATGACTGAGCCGAAGTCGCCAGACACGGCACCAGCGAAAGCATCGACCATCGAAGCCGCTGCCGTAACGGCGGCAGCGCCGAGCATGACAAGATCATCGCGAACACCATCGAATACTTTATCGATGTTTTTGCCTGTTTTTTGCAGCAACTTGCCGAACTTAGAGGCATCCATGCCGGCAAGTCCGAATTTTTCAACTTGGAGCCCAGCAGTTTGCAGCCGGCTCCCAAAACCGTCCACTTCGTCAAGGCCTTTTTCAAGATTTTTAAAAACCTTCTTCGCCACATCGACGCCGCCGAGCATTGGCCCCATGCCTTTTGCCGCAGTCGTTCTCTGCTCTGTTATCTCGCTCAGTCTTGCTTTTTTGGCCGGCCCCATCTCCATAATTTCGCCAGCCGAAACATCTCGACCAACAGCACTTGCGGCTTGTGCCAACGCAATGGCTCTTGCGGCCTCCTTTAAATACTCGGCCTGCACCCTGGCGTCTTGCTTCATCTTTTCCTGTTCGGCGGCGGCGGCCTCCATGTCTCTGAGTATGACACCGGTTTCTGGGTCCACCCAAAACGCCTTGGATTTAAGATCGGCCATTCTTTTTTCTATTTTTTTGAGCTGTGCCTCGGCATCTTTTACTCCAAGACTTTTGAGAAGTCCGGCTTGCTCGCCCGTTGGGGCTTCCTTGATGACTTCGTATAGACTGTTAATTATTTCTTGAAGATTTTTTGCTTGGCCAATAGCCTCTTTCATTGCGTCCGTAAAAAACTTTAAAGCCGGATCTTCTTCTTCTTTTTCAGGTTTCCCCTTCTTTGTGGTTTTCGGTGCCGCCTCTTTTACTTTTGGGGCAAGATCAACAATGTCCTTAAGGGCGTCTCTTTGACCTTCTATATATCCCTTTAGAAGCCTTGCAGCGGCACCGGTTCTTGATATTGCATTCTCAACATTAAGAATCTTCATTTTTTGGAGGTCAATTTCCTTGTTGACTGCCTCCGTCATAGCTTTTTTTTGTGCCTCGCTTCTAATTACCGTGGGGTCGTAAATGTCCCGTCTTGCTTGTTTTAGGCTTTCTAGTATTCCTAGCTCGGTATTTCTTTCCTTGTTCAAGTCACTGGTTTTTTTAGCTAGATCTTCTTCAATTTTTAAGTATTTTGCGAAATCCCGATTAGCATTTTTAATTTCCTTTCCTGCCTGCGACAAAGAACTGTTTTGATCGTCTATCTCCCTTTTTAGTCTTGATACCGCTGTTCCGAGTTTCGGGAGTTGTGAAATTTGTTTTTTAACGGCTGCAATTTCGTCTTTCGCATCATCTGCATTAAAATCTTGAAATGCTTCATTGAGAGCCCTCTGCGCACTTCCAGCATTCCTCAAGAAGAATTCTAAGTCTGAAATTTCACCAGAAAGCTCTCTGGCTTCTTTTTTTGCATCCTTGGTTTTTGCGCCAAACCAGCCCATTTTTGCGGCGACCAAACCTAGGACACCCATGAGGCCAGTAAGCGCCATCTGGAATGGAATCACCCATTTTGCCATATTCAAAAGGAGGGCTTTTGTGGATCCTGCTGCTGCCGCTGCTGCTTTTGCGAAGCCAGAGGCATGAAAAGAGCCGATCATCATGGCATCACTGAGGTCGCCCATGAAAAACATCGCAAACTGGCGGCCTCCCATGAGCCCTTTCTGAAAGGCTTCAGTGATGTTCGTGAAACTCATTACCGTGGCACGAGCCGCACCAGCGCCGCCGGTCGACATTGCAGCAAAAACGGTTGACATCTTGCTTGCGCCCTTGTCGACCTGGCTCGTAAGGTTGCTCATTTTTGAGGCCGCAGTATCCGATACGTTAATGAAGGCCTTCATGCCGGTGCTGGCCGCTAGGCCCTTGTTTAATTCCCGAAACGCCGCCGTTCCACTTGTTAGTCCAGCGCCGAGTCTTTTTAGTGAGGCCTCGTATTTCTCAAGAGATTTTTTTGCGTCCGCCGCCGTGATTTGATTGCTCTTGAGTTGGTCCGACAAGCTTGAGATGTTTTTTCGCACCTCCGCCATCGCTTTAGTATTATCTTTGCCGCCGCGCCGACGGCCTTCAGGGCGTGTCTTCTCCTCCATGGCTAGCTGGGTTTTCTTTGCCGCCATGGCGGCCTTTTTCTCGGCGCTTTCCACTTTGGCGATTTGAGAGGCGGCCATGCCAGCTACATTGTTAAATTTCTCGTAAGCCACAGAGTTTGCATCGACTGCGGCCTTTAGAGTGTTTGCGGACTGAACAACGCCCTGCATGCTTTTTTTGTACGCCTCTTGGGACTGGGCACCTTGCTTGAAATTATGTCTAAGATTTTTGTACTCTAAAACAAGATTAGACAGTGCTTCTTTTTGTTTTTTTGCCGCCGAGGCAGCTTTTTTTGAGGACTGGGCCGAGGCATCCCCACCACCGCCAGACGATGCGGCCTGGTCGATGGTTTTCTGCATTTTGCCAATGGCGCTTTGAGCCTTTTTTATGGACTCTTGAAACTTAGAAATATCCAGCGTCAAAGACGCGGTTATTTGACCTGCTGCGTCACCAGCCATTAGCGTCTCCTAAACGAACGAGGAGATCTGCTTTTGCTTTTTGCTCTTGATTTTTCCATGGCCTTCTTCTCCGCCTCGTTCTTTATCTTGAAGTATTCGTGCCACTCCAAAAATTCTGAAACGGACAGACGCTCGGCCAAGTCATTGACGGTGGTGCCCAATGTTTCTGCTAAGAAGAACAAAAACTGGCGTTCGCCGTCTTTCTTTAGTTTTTTGCGTCTTGCTCCGCTTCGGTATTCATTAACCGAACGGCCTCTGCCGCAAGCTCATCAACCCACCCACCGGATGGCATATTCATCAAAGTTGCCTCATCAGCCTTCTCGAAAATGTGTTCTTCCGTATTAGGGACGTAGCAGCATTGCATAATGGCAGCGATTTGGAGCTTTGAGAAGTCCTTAATTTCGCCGGTGGTGCCACCGCCTGCGGCAGTCAAAATCTTGCTGCGCTGGCCTACGGTGGGCTGACGAATCTCTACGTCTTGGCCGTTGACTGGCATCAAGGTTGAGGCTCGCTCGGCCCCAGTGCCCAAGGTTGCTGTACGGATTAAATCACGGATGTTGTTTTTCGGCATGTTGTCCCCTGTATTATTCTTCGTTAGTGTCGCCTAGCTTGTAGGCTGCGCCACCGAGCACGACTGTTTGCCCTGCTGACTGCGGTGCGCCCTGGAATGATATACTGGTTTCAACAAGTCCGTCAACTGCGCCGGTATTCTCGTAACTCTCAATTACAATCCAAGCCCGAAGAGCTTCGGTGGTGTCAGGAAAATCAATCTCTAAAACTTTTGGCGTGCCGTCCGACATTAAATCGTAAAGTTTAATTTCGTTGCCGCCAGTGTCATAGTCCTGGTTGGGGGTCTCCAAAAGCGTAAGGGAGCCGCTTAGGTCAACCAAGCCGCTGATCTTGTTTCTAAAGGTCTCGCCATCCATTGTTGAGGAGTCAAGAATATCGGAGGACATACTGATGGAAAAATCCGTAACAGTACCAACCTCAAAACGTGGCAAGTAATCAGCATCCACAGTCACAGCGCCGGAGGGGGAGCTTGAGAAGTCAACAGTGCCGAAAAGGTAATCAACCGTATCCAGCGCGGCGGGAGTTCCGCCATCTTTGCCGACAACAGTGGTTGCCGGACTGAGAATCTGCTTGGTGGCATCGGTGACCTGAAAGCGCGATCCGGTAGATCCCACCTCATCGGCAGACTCACCGGTAAGTGTTGTAGACGTACCCGTCATGTAAAGACGGCATAAATGTGCAGCAATAGCGGCCATGCTGACCTCCTATTAGCTTAGAAATTCAGGTGCGCCAGAGAGCTGGACCGAGATAGATGCCTCAACTAGACCATCGACCGCGCCAGTAATTTCCACAGACTCGATAACGCCGGATGCTGCAAAGCCTGCCTCGGTGGTAGCGCCCGCCCCAGTGAGGCCGATAAAATAATGACGAGTCTCACCGCCTGACAGGGCGTCAAAAATGTCCTTCACCGAGCCATCGCCCGTGCCTGCTTCAAAATTTGCACTAAAAGACATGGATGCGTCTTTAAGGCCCGAAAGCTTGGTGCGAAAAGAGGTGCTGTCATCAAAAGCGGTTGTGTCAAGAATGTCCGCGCTGTTGCTCAGCGTAACATCTTTTGCGCCGGCCATATCAGTGCCAGCCGCCTCAGCGGTTGAGTAATCGGTGACGAATGGGGTAGAGACTGCGCTAGAAGTGCGTAAAATAATCTCATGTGCTGCTAAAGCCATATTAGTGTCCTCCAAATAGACATTGTTTCAGGGTGTAAATTAACAGATCAAACACCTAAAAAACAAATAGATCTGTTATCGCGAGCCATTTTTATAGATCTAAAAAAAAGAGAAGGGCAGGGAGTCGAACCCCACTGCCGGAAAGGGGAGAAAACCGGCATATCCTAACCTTCTCATAGGGGCAAGGCCCCTTCCGAAGAAGGGGGCACTTGCGAGAGCAAATTAAAGAGCAGCGATAGCGACTAGAGCCGCATTCAAATCCGCTTCAAGGACTTGCATTTCTGCGTCCGGCCCATTGGTTGCCTGATACGCAGCCAAATCAGCGAGCAGCGCAGGGATGGGACCCATTGCAAAACCTTGCAAGAGCGCAATCGTGCCAGGATCGCTTATGGGAGGCTGCGCCAGAGGCAGCAGGCCGTTGATTGCGGACAAAAAGTCACCGGCGGCCCACTCGAGGTAGTCCTCCTCGCTTAAGATGTTCGCATCCAGCGAAATACTTTGACTTGGGGATGCAGCAGTTGTTGCCGTTAAGGTGTCGGTGACGGCAGCGGGTGTCTGGTCGAGCTTTACTCGAATGACAACCCAGTCGTCAGCCGTCATGTCTGCAAGGGTTGCCGCCCAAGCACTATCGGCAGCGCCGCCAGTATCAATCGCCTGCATTTTGGCAAAGTTTGCGTTGGCGTCGTAGGTGTCAGTGAATTTGGCGATTTCAAATGCGCCATTAGCATCAACAGCGACATCTACAAGCTCTCCGCCAACAGGATTGACGAAATCATGCACTCTGCGATACGCAGCGGGAGTCATTGCCATTTCTCGGTTCCCAAAATCAACATTGGTTTGATTCGGGTCGTAGGGGTATTTGATACCCAGCAAGGTCGAGCCAGCAATTGCGCCATCGCCAGCAGGGTGGAAGTTAGCACCGGACAAGGTAAGAACCAAGTCTCCTGTACCTTCCATGATGGCATCGGGAGCAACAGCGGTGAATTCGGGATCACCAGGGATGATATCCAAAACACCAGTCAGTACAGCGGTAGCGCCGGAGCGGGTCGTTACTTCCATGTCGACCAAGCCCAGTGGGGCGTTGGACGCAACGGTAACAGTGCCGGTTGCCTTAGTGGCGCTCGTGGCACGCATGCTGAAGCTGGTGAGGCCGGATGCCGCATTGGCGGTTCCTGTTGCGTAGAGCGCGGCAGACATAGTGTCCCCAGCCTGGTAGTAGTTCACAAAATCGCCATCGGTAGCACGAAGGCCGTCGGAAGTGTTTCCAGCGTCCCAAATGTTCATGAAGTTTGTTCCGTCAATAGTGAACTCGTGTACGTGAGTGCCTGAGTTCGGACGGTCCAAAGTCAAATGGTTTTGTGCTGGGTCTGTGGACAGCGTAGGTGGTGGCAAGATAATTTCAAGCCTTGACGCAGCGTTAGAGCTGGTTGAAGAACCGCCCTCAAGCTCGACAGTAAAGTCTTGAACGGTTATTGCAGCAGCCGCACCAATTTCAACATCAACAGACAATTCAGTGTCGCTTACTTTTGTTGGGTTGGTGAGCGTAACGCCGCCTGGGTTTGCGGCCAAAACAATGTTCGCGAGATCGCCATAAAAGTTTGATCCATTAATGGTCACCGTAGTGCTGCCCATGCCGTGGTAGATGGAGCCGGCATCGCCTGCGGGCCGACCAGCAACAGAAATGTCGCTAATGGTAGGCTCAGCAGCGTCAATGCTAAAAGCTTCTGCTATTGGCAAGACCGTTTGCAGCGCTCCGCCAGCATCAAGAGCAGTAACGCGAAAACCAATGTTCGCTAAATCGCTTGGGATATTCTGGGCCATTGCCAGGTCAAAATCAACAGTATGATTTGTGCCAGCACCAGCGGGTGTGGATGCCGAGACGTTGCTAATGGTCGCAAAGCTGCTGAGAACAACATTTCCACTTCCATCTTCTTGCGTTGGGCTAGGGTTAAAGTTTCCGCCAGCGTCAACCTGTCCGACTTCAATGCGGGCAGGGGCGTCAACACCTTCAAGGCGGCTTCCAGAGAGTCGCAAGCTTTTGGTTTCACCAGCAGCGATTGATGTCATATTGGCACCACTTTGCTCGGCCAAAGAGGCAAGAGTAGGGGCACTGTAGTAAACAGTCAGGTTGGAAGCAAGTTCGTTGGAGTCACCAGAGTAGGTGGTGGTTTTGACTGAGTGAGACTGTCTCGAAGCATCAGCCGCAACGGTAAACGTGGCGGTGGCCTGAGTGGGGCTGTCCACAGTCATTCCGGTGAGGGTAAGGCCCTGGGCCGCGAGATCGCCGAGTGATGAAGCCATGTCTTGGTTGTTGTCCCATTTATCATAAAACTTCGTTCCGGTGATTGTGGCAGTAACCGTGTCACCCTGGTTTACGATGGGCGACCCACCTGCGTCGGCATAGGCGATGCTGGACAAGCTTGGGGCGCTAAAATAAATTCGCAGTTCGTTGGCGAAAATTGATTGCTGTTCGATGGATTCACCATCAGAGTCAGTCTGACCAGGGAGGGTTGTGACGGTAATGCTACGCAAGTCGTCGGCGTTGGCGGTTTGAATGTTTGCTGAATCGGCGGCGACCTCGATACGGGTGGTAACCTGACCGTCGCTATCAACATAAACATCCTCAACAGTAACGCCCGCGCCGCTGATACCCAGCCCTAGGGGGTTATAAGTTCTGTTTCCAGACATAATTATTTCTCTTTCTTCGCCCTCCATAATGTATGAAGGGACAATTAAATTAATGATCGGCGGGCCAAAGTCGTCAATAACATCATCAATCGACTCTTGACGCGCCTGAAAAACAAAATCGCCGGTAGTCAATATTTGACCGCCGACGACGAGGATGGTGCTATCCGATATATGAGTCATCAGCTATCCCACTCTGCCTCCACATGATACCGGCGCCACACATTTTCAGCCACACAGACATAAATATGAACTCCGTCAAAATACTGCTGGCCCCTGACGCCAGGAGACGTGGGGGTTGGCTTTGTTTCAATGTATGTTTCGGTTGGGGAGAGGCTTTGTACGTTGCCTGCTTCATCAAATACGGGAATGTCACCACTCTGTACTTGTACAGGCCTGGCCATGGATTTTCCAATTAAGTAAGACATTTTTCACCTAGAAAATAAAGAAGTTCTCACCATTAGAATAGATAGAGGCAGATCCGTCGTCGTTGCTTACAACAAGAGAGGACTCGCCATCTATTGTCTCGCCCGCAGCAGGCAAAATGGTGATATTATTCGTCGCTGCGTTACCATCCTCGTCTTTGATTATATACAGTTTCCCGTCGCCAGCCAAGTTTGCCGCCTGTAATTGAAGAGTGATAGCGCCAGTGGATGTTTTGCAGCTCATAATTTTGTCGGCAACTTTTACCGTGTACGGCGACATTGCATTCGTAACGTCTACGGTTTCCAATGCGGACGGCAGCACTGGAGTTCCCGATCCAGATGTTCCATCGCTTGAGTAAATCATCATCACATCAAGATTAAAGACGGGATGCTCTGTGGGATCAAGACCGATATAAAAAGGTTCTGATGCGTCGGTTAAAACAGACGCATAGCCAGAGATTCGCGCCCTCTCCACAGCATCATAAACCATCCTTGCGAAAGTAGCGGTTGCGGTATATGTGCCGATATTGCCGCGAATATAAACAGTGACACGGGCCTCTCTGACATCGGTGCGATCTGAGCCAAAAAGAGTAATCGGCGGCAGCCCCCCCTGGGTAAAACAAAAAATGCTGCGATGCGGGATATATCTTGATGGGGCGCGAACTGGACCGCGAAAAACGTCGGTGCCGACAGTGCCAACAAGCTCTGTTTCGAGGTGATTTGCTAAATCTAAATCAGGGGTTGGCATTTTTAAACCTCTCTACCGTCTTGCTTGGCCTTCTTAACAACCAGAACCTCGGATCGACTGTTGCTTTGAGACTCGTATGGGGGATCAATTTGACGACTAAAAAACACCTGAGTCGGCTTGCGAAGAAAAGTTTTTATTGCGCTGAAAAGGCCGCGCTTAAATATTTCGTTGCTAACAGAATTGGCCAGATACTTACGATTTCTCTCTTGCGTGGCCGCGTAAAAAACATAATCGTTTTCAAATCCGGCGATGGGGCCGCCATATCCAATCTCGACCGTAGCGCGAACGCCGGTGGCCTTCGTCGCCAAATATCCAGTCGACTTTAATAGCCTCGTATCAACGGGAACTATTTGCTGGGATTTGCGCCAAACCTCTAGTGCGCCAAAATGCGTTATCTCCTCAGATGATCTCTGAAGATTTTCTGCGATCTGATTTGTTTTTGCGATAAAATCACTGGCGTCAAACTTAAGCATTTAGACCTCGATTTCGTAATGGTCCAAATCACCGTTTTCATCAACCAACTCTAATATGAACTTGGGGCGACGGGCAAGGGTTCGATCTAACGCGCTATCTCCAGGGAGCCACACCCGAAAATCCATCTGAATCGCAGTCTCGGTATAAATCCGATAAGTCGTATCAAGGCGCGTCCCACGGCCAAGCTCTCGGGTTCGATCAACAGGCTCAACGCGGGCAGACATCGTTCTGGGGATACCATAAGATAGCTCGCCGTCCACACCGACGCCCGTAGGGATCGCATAGCTCATTTTTTGAGCAAATTGTTTTGCGAGCTGCGGGTCGGCCATCAACAGTCCTCGTCGGTGCCATCAGTGGTGTTATAATCATCCATGCCCACGCTGAATGCGGGCTGTACGGCATCAGTGTCGTCGTCAAGCGTGTTTTTACCTGAAATCGTCAGGCCGCCAGCAAATACTTCTGCGCCCAGCAGAGTGTCGCGTCTTAGCTCTTTGGCTTTTTGCGCGTAAGCATACGATCTTTGCGAGGCCCTAACTGAAAGGCGACCATTAGTCGTGTCCGCTTGACGCGCATACTTCGACGAGATTGCGTCACACGCTGCCGCCGCCGCCGGATAAACCGTATCGGAGTACAGCGAAAGGAAATAATCCACTTCGCTGTCCTGTAAAAGCGCATCATCGCTGTCCGTATCACCCGTAAGCAGTCTGACAGCATCGCGCTTAGAGTTCTCAGGGTCCGAAGTGTAAGTAAAGGCCATTTTTAATCCAGATCAGGCTTATGTATTGTTGCGGCCTCAAGCGTGTTTTCAGCAACAGTCTCTTTGGCCTTCGAGGAAAGAATTGATCCGATCTTCTTTTTGGTCTTCTTCTTTTTCTTGCTGGATTTTGTGGCGGGCATGGCTTCGGTAATGTCGACCTTGCCTGTGCTTGTCTTGTTCAAGGCAGGCTTGGCTTCAACGGTCGCAGTGGCAGCAGTGGTATCACCGACAGATTCAATCCAGCCCTTTGCGATAAATGCGTCAATATTAATGATCTCAGGGGCATTCTCTGGTAAGACATCGCCAATGTAGAATATCTGACCACCAACTTTTAAAACTCTTAAAGCTTTGTACATGTTCGGCTCCTTTAAAGACGGCCCCCCTCATAAAAAGGAGGACCGTGTTTTTTGATTAGCTTACAGCATCTTCAAAGAAAGCGCCACATTCGCTTGCAACCAATTTTGCATCAAAAGCCATTTCGCCTTCAATGCGGTCAGCAGCGAGGTGCTCCATGCGGTAACGCTTGATGCGGTTACCTTCAGGGCCAGCGCCAGTCAAGCCGTTCCAGGAGAACATGTATCCACCAGAGGGCGTCAACAAGCTTGGGCTTGGAGCAGAATAGGTCAACAACGCGCTATTGCCCAAGATGAAGCTTGTTGCAGTAGCGGCACCTTCAGCGGCGGTGTTGTTGGTAGCGGAAGCAACGATAACTTTGTCCAGATCCAACAATGCAGCCAAGATATCAGTAGTGACAATGCCACGCTGAGTATATTTGATGCGCTCAAGAACCTGCTCGTTGTTACGAAGACCACGGTAAACAGGGGCGGACAGCACTAAGGTGTTGGGTCGCTTGCCAGTTTTTTCCATGATTGCTTCTGATTGCTCCATGATGTTGTCGATAGGCGTGCCATCGGTTTCATCCCAACGCTTGAACTCACCAGCGCCAGGAGCACCGGCAACACCGTCAAGATCGATATCCCAGACACCGGTCTTAAAGAAACCATCAGCCCACACGCGGTCACGCTTCATCATCAATTGCTGAGTTACGTAGCGTGCTGAGTCGGCCTCAACATTAACGGCAGCGTCAGCGTTGGCGCGAACTTGGTCGTCAATGTTTTTATGGATGGCGTATACTTCGCAGAAATACGAAGCAGTGTTATCCAGGCGGAAACCACCACCAGCAGACTCGGTACCAGGAGCACGCAACTGAGCTTCAGAGCGCAACAAATCACCACGGTTGTAAACAAAATACCGATCACCCTGTCTTTGAACGGGAACGACCGGAAACACTTTATCGGCCACAAAACCAGCAGCCTCTTGCATATACGCGATACTGATATTCGACAGCGCCGCATTTACATGTACATCACTTGCAGTAGGTAAAGGCATGTTATGTACTCCTTTCTATGAGGCACGGTGAGGTGCTTCAGTGTTAATCAAAGCGGTGACGATTTCACCTGACGCTCCGCCTGTAAGGGCTCGGCCTACGACGTATTCTGTGGTGTCGGTGCCAGCAATTTTCTTATCTGCTGTTCCAGACGCATCGGTGCCCACTAGGTCGCCAGAAGCGATAGTGCCGCCAGCGAGAACTTTTGAGGCCCCACTAATACACACAGTTGCCGCCTGGCCTGATGCGGGCTTGTTTTGTAAGACACCAACGGGAACGTCGGTTGCCGCCGAGCAGAGAACAGCCTTGCCGGCACTTAGGGTTACCATTTTGTATTGATCGCTGGAGAGGTCTGCACCTGCTTCAAGCGTAATACATGTTAAACTTTCTTGAGTTGCCATAGTTAGCTCCTTTTGTTGGACTCAAATTCATTGTTATAAGCTTGGAAAAGTTCAGCATTGCCTTCCAGCACTTTTGCACGCGCCTGATACACAGAAAGGTCAGGATTGGCCTTTTGAAGTTCAATTGCTCGCGCCTCAACTTTGTCCCATGCAGTCCCAGTTTCTTCCTTGGTCGCCTGACCAGCTTCTTCCAGTACTTCAGAGGTTTCCATTGCCTTGTTTACGGACACCAAAATCGATTCAATTTTTGCAGCCGCCTCCGGTGCCGCTGCCGTCAGCTCTTGAAGCAATTCTCCAAGCGCCGTGGCGGTGGTCCCAGGGACGCTGCCGAAATCCGATCCGGCTTTCTCAATGAATTCTTTCCGAGCTTTTTCGGCCTTCATTACATTGATTTCGTTTTCCAATTCCTCAGCCTTTTGAATGGCTTCAGATTGACTTTTAAAAAGGCCCTCCACCTGAGCACGAACATCTTCTGGTACCTTCTCAATATTGAGTTCGGTATCATTATCTGCTTCGTTGCTTTCGACAGATGGCGCTTCTTCTTCAATGCCTAATAACTCCTTTACGACGTTGACATTCGCACCAGTGAGTGTTTTCTGGTGGGGTTTCAAAAGTCGCATTGCAGCCGCGATGGCCTGGATGGCGTCATCAGACATTTCATTTTTCTTTAGTGTCTCTAAATACTGCTCTTCGTTTTCAAAGGGCGTATCCAAAAGACTAAGAATTTTGTCTTCCATGTCTTTTTCTCCTTTAAGAGAGGTTTCGTTTTTAAGAACTAAAAAGGTGCGACGGTTGGCCGGCCTGTCGACCAAACTAACCTCATGTGTTTCCAGTTCTTTTAATCGTTTAATTGTCATACGAACTCCCAGCACTGCCAAAAAAGGCATGCTCGCAATTAGTAATTTTGTGATTACCGCAGGCTTACTGTGCTAAACGCCCGTCTTCAATCGGCTCTTTTACTGCGTAGCCGCCAATAGAATACCCTGTGTAGGCACCCTTCTTGATACCGCTCCACATGCTGTCATCGTGTACTTTCGTCACCATGACCCAAGAGCCTTTTCTGATTTGCTGACCACCTATATCCAGATCGGCGGGTGCAATGTAGCTTTCCACTATGTCTGCCTTGGCCGGCTTGCTGTGCTGATCGCCAACCATTCGGGACTTAATGAGGTAATTATGCGCTGCGTTTTCTATTTCGTCAATGGAAACAATGTCATTATGTGCATCAATTACTTCGGGCTCCAAAACAACGCCATAAACCAAACGTCTGTCTGCGTCGCTTTTGGCAATTTTAACCTGACGGTCAAATTTGTTGGAGTATGTTTTTCCGAGTTCTTCAACCTTGCGTGGAAGGCTGTATTTGGACTTAGAAAACGGATGAGGCATAACAAAATCAACCACATCGGCATAATGCTCTGCGGTATCTTTGCCCAGCGCCACGACAATGGCGCGGGCGTCGGCCTTGCCAATGGCGTCAAGCACCACCGGTGACCATTGCTCGACAAGCTCCTGAGAAGGGGTAGATCTCTTTCCGTCCGCGTTAAGCGTTTCAAATGGCACGATGTTGACAAAGCTTACCTGTTCTAAGGAGGTGTCGATGGGATCAATGATTTGTTCTGTTAAGTTTTTCTCAATACTGCCAGCAAGAGCGCGGCCCGCTGTTTTTTCGTCAAGAGTCGGCATCAAAGACAGAAAAACGATGGTGGCGTTTTTTTCAACCTTATTAGGGATGATGGTTCCCAAATACTCTTCTGTCGTCGTCGCTTCTGAGATAACGGTTGCAATATCTTCGATAATGCTGTCTTCGTCGGTTAGTGTAGTGCGTGTTACCGATGTGATTTCGTCATCAATCCCATCAACCCTAACATGATCTGCTATGTTAAAATCTTCATCAACCCAGCCCGTTTCAATGGTATTGCCCTCGTTGTCCACAAGACGGTACCGGTGCTTACCAGGAAATAAAGAGTGATTTTTCTTTCCGTCCACCTTTAGCACAATTTGAGGGGTTCGATTGAAAACGAAAAATGGCTTTTCGTCACTGTTTGCAAAAGCTTTTGTGCAGGATTTCGCAAGCATAACAAAATCTTGCCATGACCGAACCTCGCAAGGTCTGTTGCCGTCTGCGGAGACTGTAACTGGGTACAGGCCCTCAAACGCATCGCGCACCTTGAAGATGTCGCTGGTTTTTTCCATGTTTTTGGGGCCGAGTCGGTTCAGGTATGAGTTCACATATCCCATGGCCCATTTCTCGGGTGTCTGGGCGCGATTAGGTTTATAAGTACCGAGCCCGCGCTTATACACGGACTTCAAAGCCCCAAGCGTTGCACGAGTTTCCTTATTCTCTCCGAACCTTTTGTTGTGGGATCGCATTTTTCTACGCAAAGCATTCTCAACAGGCAGCGGTATTGAATTATTCGCCTTATCGACTCCATCTTTTTTCATCCTCTGATATTCCTCGTTCGAGCCGCAGGGCATATATGACCCATTTGGCATTTTATGTACTGAATCACATCCCATCGACCGCGCTACGGCGTAGGCTTGCTCAGGCGTCTTGTAGGGCATCTTCTTCCTCCTGTAGCATTTCCTCTTCGGCCTCTTCTTCCACCAGCGCTGTTTCGGGTCCGGCTTCGGGCAGGCCGGCGATCTCTCTCACCTTGGCCTCAACGGCGGCATCGGGAGTTAGCAAATTAGCGCCAGCAACGCGCTGGATAAACGTGCCGATTTCGTCCAGCGGTGCTTTTTCGATGTCACCATGCTTGAACCGTGGCCATGCCTCGGGAGGAAAAACCGGATTAAGCTGCATGAGCCGTGCAACGGCGAACCGATTCAGGACCGCCTCAATAGAGTCCAATATCCCGCCTAATGCCGCAGCAAAAAGCTCGGTCTTTGAGGACGCCAGGGCGAAGGAGCCGTGCGAGTCAGTGCCCAGCAAAATAAACTCGGCCAGCACCGACATGGCAATACGGGACTCATACCGCTTGATGGTCTCGTTGGTGTCGATTTGGCGGCGACCTCCGGTTGACAACAGCGACAATTTAAACCCTGTGGGGCGATTGTCGGAGTCTACTTCGGAAGGCATCAAAACGCCTTCGCGTTCGTCGCGGCGAATTTGCTGAATCAGTGTCTCAAGATTGTTGCGAAGGGTTTTTTGTTCCGCCTTGGCATTGGGCATCATGATTTCTGGCGGAACCTGCAACACGGGCAGACCGGCCAATTCGCGCTCGATACCAATGGCTTCAAGTTCTTGGATGCGCTTTAAAAAGAAGTAGGATCGATAGGCGTTGCGAAGCAGCGAGCGACCTTCGGGATTGTTCTTATTAACTTCTGTGCGGAACAAAAGCGCCTTTTTCATGGGAATAAATACGGTCTCATAGGCTGGTCCGCTATCTTGATAAAACCCCATAATCCCGCCATCTTCGTCTATTTCCCACCGCGTGATGGAGTCCTGGCCGCGCATGGCAATTTTACGCCAGCCAATGAGGCCGTCTGTGTATTTAGATTTGTACTTAGAACTCCTAGAGCTGGGGCCGCGCCGGATTTTATACACGATTTCAAACGCAGAATACCCAAACACAAGCATGCTCAGGATTTCTGATATAAGGTCTTCCCAGGTCAGCGACATATCATCAAACGCGCACTCCCGCAGAAACTCGGCTGCGCGTTCGGCCTGAGGGTGGCCCGAATGGTTTTCCTCAACGGCCCAGGGGACTTGACGCACCAACGCTTTGATGGCGTACAGAATCGCGCCGATCACAGCATCGTTATCGCGCATTTCCTTGTAGGTGCGGATGGCCCGCGAGCCCGATAGCTTGTTCAACCATTCTTCGTAAATATGGCCGCCGGTTTGGTTTAGGCCGGAATACCCTAAGACATCCAAATTTGGGGAACGTGGCATTAAAGTCTCCAGGGGTTATCGCGCTTCCCAAAACCCCAATTAAATTGCGCCAGATCGAGGGGCGCTTTTCGTTTCAGCATCAACTCTGTTAATGCGTGAACCATTGCGTCCAGTCGGTCTGGAGATTTCCGTTGCCCAGGCTGGTAGGTCACCATTTGGTCTTCAAGGTCTTCAAAGATTCCAATATGAAAAACCCTTCCCTGCTCATAAAGAGCGGAGATGGGCTCAGCCCGCGATGCTTTTGACTTAGTGGCCCATACAGACTTTACCGGCACATTGGCGTTCGCGGTTTTTATTACCTCTTCAACCATCATACCGCCTTGGTTTGATTCAGCTACTATACGATCAGCACCATACTCAAAAAAAGCATTAATTGCAATTCGAGCCCAGTTCTGTGGGCTTTCTTTGCAAGACAGATCAGCAATGACATAACCCTTGCCTTCTTCGCTTAATCCGCAGACAACAATACCAGTCTCGTCTTTGTCGGATTTGATGGCCGGATCGACGCCAACCACAACGCGCCGCATTTCCGGCATCTCCGAAACCCGCGCACGCTCAATGGTCGAAAACCGCCACAGCGAACCTGGGAGGTCCTCCAAAAGCTCGCCGTAAATTTCCTGCCGCCCTAAAGACGTGCCCTCGTAGCGCCCAACAACCTCCTGAAAAAAGTTGCTCGATAAATTGCTCTTGTTCTCATAGGTCGAGCCGGTGGTCACATGCACGCCTTGTGATTTTAATAACTGCCGCATCATCATCGAGGGCTTAGGCGTAGTGGTGATGCACATGCGCGGCTTGCGCCCCAAGCGCAGCCCCAGTTTTAAATGATCAAAAGTCTCATCGTATTGCCATGCTGCGAGTTCATCGCACCAAGCCAGGTCATGCTGGGGACCACGAAGCATATCGGGTTCTTGGGATGAATAAGTGGTCGCCATTGCGCCGCTTGGCCATACGAGTCTGCGCTTTGTGATAATGTACTCAGGACGATTCCATGGCGGACAGCACGCCAAGATGCCCGACTCGCCCTCAATCATAACATCGCGCACATCTGCTGCGGTACGGCCTACGAGCGCAATGCGCTTGGCGCGGCCTTTTTCAACCATCATCCGAACAAATTCGGCTCCGCTGCGGGTTTTGCCGAAACCGCGGCCCGCGCATATCAACCAAACAAACCAGTCGCCTTTAGGCATGATTTGCTTTGGCCGAGCCCACATCTCCCACATGTAGTCCATTTCTGCGAGCTGCTCGGTTGTTAGGGTCCCAAGGATTTCACGCTTGGTTTGGTCGGGAAGCGCCTGTATTTTTTCCATGGTGGACGGTTTTTCTTGTTTTGGTTTTCTTATGCGGGTCGCCATCAGTCCTCATCTACCTCTGGTGCGGGCAATGCCATAACAGGCTCAGGTTCTTCTGCCTCATCTTCCGGTACCATGTCTAGTATTTTTGACATCAATCGGTCTTTAGCTTCGTTCATTTGCTCGATCCTGATGTCGGTTTTGACATCCAGGCGGTCCGGCGCGTCAAGACCAACAAGTTTTGAGCGACGCTCCATGATCTTTAGCACTCGATCAATGGCCGTTAGTTTTCCGTCCATGCAGTCTTGCCAGATCGCGGTCTGCATCTCGTCTAGGCGAGAAAGCTCAAGCGAACGAATGCCTTCGGCGGCAGACTTCATCTCTTTCGTTAGCCTTTTGAGCGCAGCGCGGATGATGTCGTTTACGCGATCAAGCGGTATATCAAGCTCATCAGATATGCGCTGAGCATCATGCCCCATCTTTCTAAGTCTGAGAATGTTGCTTGCCACCGTTCTCTGCGATAAACCATTACGAATGGATAATATGTCAGTCATAAATCAACAATATCACACATTTCACAATAAGGGGACTAAATGGGGCGCGGCGTTCGACATTACGATCAAGATTTTCCACACGAAGAAGTAACAAAGATGCATTTAAGCGGTATGGGCATTTTGTCAATAGCGGTGCGGCTAGGAATACCAGCACGAAGCGTGCGGCGATACCTTTGCGAAGGCGAGCGAGTCACAGAAATGGTGCGCGACGGAAAAACAATCGAGCAAATCGCAAAAGCCCTCAATATCTCCCAGAAGGCTGCCGTGGCGCTGGCACGAACGCCCATTCGCCTTGATTATTACATAGAGAAAGGCATAGGCGGCTTGCCCGATTATATGATCTAAGATAAATTGGGATCTAACACAGTGCCGGCCCTGCGGAGTCTTTATCCGTAGGGGCGGTTTTTTTTGTGAGGGGGCGGTGGCCGTGAGGGATATAGAAACCCTTATAGAAGAAAAAATACACGAGCTTGAGCAGATCTTAGGGCTTGAGCGCACTAATTACACGCCCATGCGGGAAGTGGTGGATATGTACTTTGATGGGGACGACCGCAGGGCACGGCTCTTTTTTTATGGGATTGGAGTTTTCCAGCGCGGCTTTATTTCTAAGGATGAATTATACGACATCGCCCTTATGGCAAATGCTTCCAGAGGGCTCGTTGATCGATTGCTCGAAAACATGGGTGTGCTTACATGAAGGCTTTGTTGTTTTTGTTGTTTTTTGTGTTTTTGCAGGCATGCGAGGATGATATTGTAATGGTTTCGCGTGTCTGCAATTTGCCGTGTTACACCGGCCCCACAGGTACGGCAGTACAGGGTATCTGTGAGGCTGGGGTAACGCTGTGTGACGAAAATGACATGGTAATAGAGTGTGAAGGCCAAGTTACGCCCGAGGATGAATTGTGCGATATGCTCGATAATGACTGCGACGGCATAGTCGACAATAACCTGGTCGAAGAGTGGGCGGGACAAGCTTGCGGCAGCGATATTGGCGCATGCAAAGCAGGACGGGAGATTTGCTATGAAGGACAAAAAATCTGTGACGGAAGAGAAGAGGGAACACCGGAGCAATGCAATGGCGTCGATGATGATTGCGATGGCCTGGTTGATAACATTGACGGCTTGGAGCTTTGCTATACTGCAAGTCCTGAGACTTTGGCGCATGGGGAGTGTCGGGCCGGAATAATGGAGTGCGTGAGCGGCGAGTTGACGTGCATGTATGAGCGCGTGCCAACCACCGAGATTTGTGACGGGCTCGATAATGACTGCGACGGCATGATCGACGAAGACCTTGCGTCGGAGTTCGATGTTTTTTTTATTATTGATGGTAGTGGCTCGATGGGTGTGCTGACGGGCGAATCCGTCACAACGGCATACAGAATTGCTGGCGCACTGGAAGGCACAGACAGCTTGTTTGGCGCAGCGAGAGTTCCTGGGGGTGTGATCCCAGAAACCTACACATACAGCAACATGCTGCTAATAAGCGACCTTGTAGACGCAGCAACTTTTCAGGGGGTTATTACAAATGTTTCGAGTGTTGGAGGAGGCTCTGAGCCAACTATTGATGCCGTTTACAATGTCTGCCTTGGGGCAGAAGTCTCGTGGCGAGAAAACTCGACAAAGGCGATTGTCGTATTCTCAGACGAAGCACCGCAAAGTGTCGAAGGCAACACGATCCAAGACGCGGTTACGGCATGCATCGATGCTGGGGTTATTATTTATGCAGCTGCTATTGTTGGTGTTGTTGGGGACTATCAAGACCTAGTTCACCCCACGGGAGGCGAGATAATCTTACTGGGGCCGGCAGTATGGATGGTTGACGACATACTGGCGCTGCTCGCGGTTGACTGCAACTAATACCGAATGAAGTCCCTGGTTGGAATCCGGCTGGCTGACGAGCCGCCAATGGAGGGTGGGTTGCTCGATGGTGGGCAACAGGTCTGCTGATGGGGGCAGGCTACTTTTTTAACATTAAGAATGCTGACGCCGCCACTCTTGGAACCTGTCCATTTCCAAGGGCCTTAAGTCTGTCCACCCTATCGGCCACCCCATGAGCCATTCGACCCACTGAGGGTTCAGGGGGCCACCGACTTCCGCATTCAAGGGAAGAGAGTTCCGACGATGCTGAGACGGGCCGCCGTTGTTTTTCGCATCCTGAACCGTTGGTGTTGACCACTTCCGAACCGCTGTTGCCAAGCCGTCGCCTGAATGCTTGCTCGCGCCCTTCCTGTTGTAGTTTCCGTAAACCGTTGGTGTTGGCCAAAACCCAGATGCGCTTGCGCTTGTGGAGTGCGCCCGTATCTGCTGCGGATAACATACCCCATCGCGCATCATACCCCATCGCGGCCATATCCATGAGAACTTGGTCAAGTCCACGTCCTGTGAGCATTGGGCTATTTTCCACGTAAATGTATCTCGGCATAACCTCGCCGCATATCCGCGCCATTTCCGACCAGAGCCCTGACCTTTTGCCCGAAATGCCAGCGCCTGTTCCTGCTGTGCTAATGTCTTGGCACGGGAACCCTCCGGTGATGATGTCGATGTGTCCACGCCATGGTCGGCCATCGAAGGTGGACACGTCATCCCAGATGGGGAACTCGGGCAAGCATCCGTCTCGCTGCCTTGCGAGCAGGACTCGCCTGCAAAAGGGATTAATTTCAACAGCCGCGAGGGTGCGCCATCCAAGCAATGACCCTCCCAAGATTCCTCCGCCTGCTCCTGCAAAAAGTGCCAGCTCATTCACGCCTACCTCTTCATCAATCTAATAAGTTCTTCGGTGGTGAGAGGCCTAGCTGGTCTTTCTTGTTTCTTTGACGCATTAGACATTAACCCCAATATCAACCCTGATACAAGAAGGTTTATCGAAATCGCGCCCCATACCGGCAGATAAGAAAATAGTACCCAAGGCAACCCGCCAAAAAACAACAAAAACAAAATGCAGCCGATGATCATTCAAACTCCAAAAAAAAGGCAGCCCTAGACACGGATGATGTTGGTTAGGGGGAGCAGTGTCTAGGACCACCCATGCACACTAGGGTCGCTAAGTGCATGAGATCACAGTCGATCCGGCAGTGCAAGTATTTCCTCTAAAAAAATGCGAAAATCGCGGCCCGATATATTCACGTCGCAAGACGAAAAATCCCGCATCAAAGCGCGAACATCACCGTCAGGGGAGATGTCGGCACGGCGGAGCGTAAGACCCCTGGTGCCGCTGCAAGCCACGGTGATGACGGTAGCAATGTTTTGACCCACGATGGCCTCGCCCCCTGCATGCAGGCCCGTGACGGGATCATGCACCGAGTACAAAGTCGTATAAACATAATAATCCTCATCGTCGTCATCAGGCCCGTAGGGCGTAAGCGATGCATAGGTTACGCGGCGCTGCGTATCAACAAGCTTAGAACCATCCATAAAAGGCGTTATTTGCAGGCCAATAACAACCCACGCAGAAAACCAACCCAATGCCGGTATAAGAAACCTAAGCATAAACACCCGCCCAATTAAAACCGCCCCACAAGGCCAAAGACCGAGCGAGGCGGAACACCAAACAAAAAAGAAGTGCAGGACAGAGCAAAAGGGTAACCGTCCCGCATTTTTTTATGCATGTAGAAATTGTAATCACCAAAAGACCAAAAGGCAAGGTTTACGTCATAGAAGTTCGCAAGTAACGCAGTGCGTCACCGGATGCCACCGGATGTCACCACATGTCACCACATGCCACCAATAAGCCTAAAATTTGTTTTTTGTAAAATTGGCCGATCAACTTTTAAGCCTTTGTAATTTTTGAAAAATAAAACTTGGTTCCATGGAGCATGTATGATTTTATGGTCGCAAGCCTGTATTAAACCACATAGCATCGGGCTTGGGCCGTCTGGGAGGGCGGCTTTTTTTATGGGCATCGTGTACTTTTTTGTCATTACTGTGATTGGCCACATCGCAGTATGGTTTCAGTGTAACGGCCAACTGCTCTACAAATCATGGGCGGACAACCCAATGGTCGTGGCCCTGATTGGACTGCCCGTGTCATACGCTTTTATCCAAGCTACAAGAGTCGGGTATGACCATTTCGGGCAGCTGTGGCCGTTGCGAATAATCGGGTTCTCTGTTGGGACGGCGGTTTTCGGCGTTCTAACGATGGCCATGATGGGTGAAGGGCTGACAGCAAAAACCATGCTTCTGCTTGGGCTTTGCGCGGTCATCATCATCATTCAAATAGCCATGTAGTCAAAGGTGGGATACCTTCACGGACTACTTTGGCGTTCGGTGGGGCTAGGGCACCCGCCCCCCTGTTTTAAAAGATGACAATTTCCGAATTTGGCCCCTGTGGGGCTGTGGCGGCCTTGTGTGGGGCTTTCGCGGTGGTGGTGGGGCTGCGGTGGGGCCGTGGGGCTGGGGTCGCTGTGGGCGTGGCTGGGGTGTGGGGGGCAGGGCATAAAAAAAGGCCCGCATTGCGGGCCCCTGTGGCGCTGTGGGCGTGGGTGCGGTCATGGGGCCAGGTGCGCCAGGTATCGCGCCTGGGCGGCCTGGCTGGGGGCCATCGTTAAACGGTGGCTGATCTTTGTGTGACGGCTGATCAGCTTATGGGCGGCAACTTCGTCCCAGTCGGCCAGGGCTTCGGCGGCGGCCCCTTTCCAGGCAGTGCGCTCCGAGGCGGTGAAGGTTCCCCATTCGCAGATCACTTTTTGACCAGGGCCAAGAGCGGCGGCCCACTTTGGGGCCATCGCTTTCTTGATCCCGTCCAGGCCATCTTGAACGGCGGTGGCGGCCTCAAGGTCGTTAAGGGCTTGAAGCGTGGCCCGCTCCGCTGGGCTGGGGTGCTTCAAGGCCTTAAGGCGTACGTGGGCGGCCTGCACCGCTGCACGGGCGGCGGCTGTGGCGGCCTGTGCGGCGGCCTGGGCGGTGATGTGGCGGGCGATCTCTGTTTTGGTGTTTGCTGTGTTCATGGTGCGATCCTTTTGCTGGGGTTGGGGTTACGAAATGAAATAAATGCAACGGCCATCGATTTCAAAAGTGTTGATCGGGCTAAGGTTGGCGGCGGCGGATTCCTTCCAGTCAATAAAGAGCCAGCCGATCTCGTTTAAGGCGTCGAGGGTCTCCGGATAATAGTCGGCTAAATATTCTTGTAAGGCCTCTTGCGCGTTGTCGGCGCCATAGACGTGGAACACCCGATCAGCCGTCCAGGCCTCCAAATCAAGATCGGGCTCTTTTTCGAGGTCGGACGCCAGATCCCAGCTGTTATTTTCAAAAGCCACAGCCAGCCGATCCGCGTCATGCTGAGATCGTTCGGTGTATTCATGGAGGTTATAAAGCCACGCGCCAACACCCAACCGATCCACAATTTTGCGAATCACATAATGACCTTCAACGTCCTGGATCATGATCTCGGGATCGGGATCGCCCAAGGTGTCGAGGCCGGCGGCCATGGCCTGATCGACGTCCTCCTGGTCGTAGCATTGATCAAGGTCGAGATCGAAGCCGCGCAAACTGCCGGCGTTGTAGATTGCATAGGTTGAAATTCTTATGGTTGTCATGGTGTTTGCCTTTCAAAATGCCCGCCGTGGCGGGCTGTGTTTGGTGTGGGGGGGTGGCTAAAGTGCGCGCGCATAATCTAGGATAATTGTGACCTCGGCGATCCCGAGATCACTTAAGAGAAGTTGTTTTACTTCTGGGGCGGCGGCAGTGCCTTCGGTTGCTTTTATTATTCTGGCCAAGGTTTCGCGTTTGGTTTCTGTCTTTTTCATGGTTTGCCTTTCGAGGTGCCCGCAGGGCGGGCGGTTGTTTGTTTAGTTGATATTTTGAGCGATAAGAAAACGAAGCAGATCGGCTGCGCCTTCGTGGCGCTGCTGGATCGTGCCATGGGCGCAGTCCATGATCTCAAAAGCATCGGACAAGATCCCGCGCTGGATCGGGTCAAGGCCTGGAAAGGTCGCAACGGCGGCAGCGCGGTCACCCCTGCGGGCGTCGCAAGTGATAGCGCCGAAAGCGCGGCGGGTGGCGCGGCGACGGTCCAACATTTCGGCGGTTTTGGTAAGTTCGTTTTGCATGGCGAGATCCTTTCCGTGCTTGGTTTGTGTATACACAATAATGACTAAAATAGCGTTTGTCATCACAAAAACCAGAATAAACGAAAATAACAGTTTAAGCACCCTTAGAGCCTCGAATTTGAGGGGGGCAGATCTGGATCCGTGGTGGGTTTTTTGGGTGAAAACTGGTAAATTTGATCCTTAGCTTGGGATCATGATCCCAGCCAAGCCAGGCCCGAACCAGGGCCAAGCGCCAAAGGGTAGCAAATGACCTCGCCACACGTCGACAAAAAGCCAAGCAAGAGCGCCAGCCGTGGCCCTATATATAGTGATGGTAAACGTGCAGATGTGTGCAGATGTGTGCAGATGTGTGCAGGCGGCCTTGGGCGTCGTGTAGGTGTGGGTGGGATACCGGACCCGCGCCCACGTTGCCAGGGCCGAGGGGCGGCCATGTGGCCAGGATCGGCGGGTTGGGCCTGGATCGGGCCTTGGTCGGTTGTGTCTGGGGCCGGATCTGATTTCGCCATAAAAATCAGGGACTTGCTTGGCCCCTTAAAAGTGGGCCGTAAGTCACTGATTTTAAACGATTGCCATTTTGACAAATCCGGTCAATTTTTGGGGTTTTTTGGGCTGAAAATCCAGAATTTTGCCCCCCCCTTTTTAAAAGATTTTCCAAAAACGGGAGTGGCAAATTGGCGAGCGCGGCGCGGTCCGCGTGTAGGAATTTACCTACATTTGACCACCCCCCATTAAGAAAAACCTCAAAACCGCCCCCCCCTTTTTTTTAAAAGTTTTTCCAAGGCCGGTGTGGTAAAAATACCGCGAAACGTCAAAAGTTTGCCAAAATGGCAAAAAAACTATGACAAAAATGTCATATGTGTGTGTTAAACCCACAAAAGCACACA